TCCAGCAAATTTTGCTGAGACCAATCAGACAACTGAGCATAATCAACATTCACATACATAGAAAAACGATCCACAACCATACCATCTACATACACCACAGCGCCCAACTGAACAATACGATCCTCATCTACCTCATCAGGATCCATACGGCCAGCAGTCTCAGTATCAAAAACCACGACACGTTTTCCTTTAAGGAGTCGAGAAACCTCCCCCCACGACTGTGCCTGTCCCAACTCTTCACGCAAACCCGGACCCGCCAAATGCGGTGGCGGAGAAAACGGTGCCCACACTTTATCTACAAGCTTCCCGTCCCTAAACAACTTAGGCTCATCTATCTCAGCTTGCGTCAACTCCCTTAAAATACGATTATTTCGATCATCCCTTTCAGCCGCACTCAACATCTCTGATGTAGCAGAAGGATCACTAGCAAGCGTAGACGAACGGCTACCCTGCCCAAAAAGCCGATCAATAAAATCGTCATCAGGCCGCTCCCCCGGCACCATACTAACCCGATCCTCACCCAGTATTCTCAAACGAGTATCTGAACTAGACTCACTAAGCCGCAACTCCGACCTGCCACGCATAGCAGTCAACGAAGGAATATCCTCTTCAGACCATCCACGTTCAGACAAAATAAACTTAAGCTCTTCAGGAATAATCTGCTCCACCACCCTACTCACCTCCTCAGGCAGGTTGTTATCAGCATCACTCCTCCCCGGAGGAATTCTACGAAGCCCCATAATCTGAGACGAAAGCACTTCAGCCAGAACTTCCATACTCTCAGTCTCACGTATGGCATCATATTTTGGATCTCCAGGCTGTAAACTATCCCGCTGACTACGCCACACCCCATACCTTTCCCCAATGTAATCAGTGCGACCGTACCCAAAAATAGATAACAAATAGTTTTGATCCGCCCCTGCAACGGAACCATTATAAACCTTAGCGTACTCTTCTAACCAGTCTCGATTCTCACTCGCCCAATTTTGAGAAGCACGCCGAACAGTCCTATCTGGACCCTTCATCCATCTTTCCAACAATTCCTGACTATTCATCTCTCTCAGTTGGGCCTGCAAATTTGCTACTGACGCCCTAGCCCGATTAAGCGCCTCAACCTCAGACGGCGTTAAGAACTCTGCATCAAAACCCTCCAAACCCTGCACTGTCACCTCAGCCACATCAAGCTCACGCTCAAGCCGCATTTGCAGCCTAAAGAACTCGTCTGAAGCCAACAAATAATCTAGCTTATGAACAGACTCGTGGACAGCTACCTCATCCAAGTTTGGCGCCGCACCCCTACTCATTCCATGCTGTGTATCTATATCATACAACCTTTGAAGAGCACCCGGACTGTTTGCCAGCCCTAAAGGAATTTCGACACCATCTTCTCCATCGTCCGGACCAAACCTTCTAACCGTGCCACGCTTCTCATCCACCACCATGTGCTCATGCAAGTTCAGAGTACGTGGATTAATTGCTAAAACCCCAGTGCCCCCATAATACCAACCAGCGGAGGTTGAGTCTCTTTGAGCACTGCCGTCCGAGGTCTTCCAATAGTCAATTAATATAGCCTTAGGCCGAAACTCCGGACTTATAGCATCAACTGACTTTCGAATTTTACGTTGCAACTCAGGATTATCTGCGCCGCCTGGAATATATGACAGTATTCCACCATCTCCCAAACCCTGCAACACTTCATCCGTAAACGTAATTTCTATATCCTTAGGTTTCGTTACTTGTGTTAACTCAGTTTTTAATTCAGCCAAACGCTCACGAAGAACCCCCTCTAACACAGCCTCATCTTCATCCCCTGCACGTGCAATCTCTAACTCGGCAAGCTCGATATCCTTCAAAACTAAAGTAATCATGTCCAAGTCCTGATACTGGCCACTATGTACTCCAGCACGATCAATCAACCTATTATTAGTATCTATGCCGTGAGACGAGTCGCGCTTAGTGTTCCTATCAGCGGCCAGCGCCGCTTTATCCGACCTGCGCCTACTTACATTTTTTCTAATCTGAGCTAGCGTAGATTGAAAAGCATAGCCCGTAAGATAGTCGTAGTCTTTAAGATCGGCTCCCGCACGAAATATAGTATCTAACAGCTCAGGGTTATCAGCCATGTACTGTAGCTGACTCCGCCATCCAAACTGATCAGCCGTTCTACTAGGGTCACTGTGAGTGTCTAGCCACTCCAAATGATAATTTAATTTATCAAAGTCACGGCGAGCATAAGCCTCTGCAGCCTCTTTTATGTGATGCTCATGCCATGTCGAAACTGGCATAGTTTTAACCACCGCCAAGAACCCCTGCACAGAATCTTCATCTATAGGTCCCAGTAGTTCTTCTACAGGGCGCCTACGCAAAGTGTTTTGTCGTTGCAGTCTTTTTAACTCAGCCCTAAGATAAGTAACTGTTTCTTTGTTTCCATATCGTACGAGATCTCGCAAATAATAACCTAAAGGAATGCTATCGTACAGTTCTCCCTTAGACAAACCTCGCTTCTCCAGCGGCCCCGAAAGCAAAGTTTCTTCTAAATAATCAAACGATACTTCACGGCTAGAAATAGCCAGCGAATCGATTCCTCTCTCACCCATCATCGACCAACTACGAAAAGCTCGCAACTTATTTTGAGTTTCCTGCGTAATTAAACCACTCTCAACCGCCTCAGGCAACAACAATCTATCTAGCTTCTCACTCATTTCAGCCTCAGCAGCCTCGCTATAGACCATAGACAGAACTTCTACATCATCCACAGCATCATCAAACCGAGACTCATCCGCCAACGTCGTCCCCAAAAACCCACGAGGCAACATGCCGTTAGACTCAAACACCAACGGCAACCTATCCCCCAACGTACCCAAAGTACCGCCAACAGTAGAATCATCTTGAACCCACGACGGCGTAAACTCCCAAACAGAACCGTCTGGGCGAACAAGCTCTACGCTGCCACGATCAACCTGCCCAAACTCACTCCAAATCTCACCCGTATCAATAAAACGCAAATACGCCCCTTTAGGACGCTCCCAGATCGTTCCGTCTTGAACTAGACCATCAAGGTCACCGTCCCGAGGGTTCGGTTGAAATGGTACTACACGAGGTTTCCTAGCCATAGTATCTATTATAGCTTACGCTGGTCGTGAGATAAGTGACTAGGTGGTGCTACGGTAGTGTCATCCCCCACTTGTTCGCTAGGTACGTTTCGGTGTCAGAGATCTGCTCTGCCGTCAGGGTGCCGCTTACGATAACGATTTCGGCAATAATGCCGTCCCAAGGATCAAGAGTGAAAACGTAAGTGGAACCGATTGTAATCCCCGAGACCGATTCGCTGGTTCCGGCGTCGCCAGAGACAATCGAGACTGAATCAACAAACAGCTCACTAGAAGCACCATTATCGAAATACGCGTGAAAGACGTAAGCTTCCGTATCAACAGAACCACCAGTGATGGTTGTACCGGCGAGGTAACTGTTTGTGATTTTCCATTCGTTCGCAGCCGTTGTGCCAATAACTCTTCGCGCAGAACTTTTCCCGTCAACAAGGCTGCGCTCGGCTGAAGTTGCATCCAGTTGAGCTACCGCGAAAATATGACACGGCAAGGTGGTGTCGTATGTTCCTTGCAAACGGTTGCTTGCGAAGTCTAACACGTTTAGGCTGTTCATTGTCCGAGTGCCTGTCGTCGGCTGATATGCCGCTGTGGCCTCTGTAGCGTGATTGTCGTTGCCGGACTTGTCATCCCACTGCGACACAGACCCACCCGACTCGGTAATCGTGCCCGTGTCAGAGGCGTCAAGCCACAGCGTCGGTGAAAGATCCAACGGCGAAAACACTACAAACCTAGCACTAACCGAATTAGAATACAACCCAGTCCCAACATCACTCACCGCAGCAACCCGAAAATGATACAACGTCTCATTCGTCAACCCAGTCACAATCGCCGTCGTCGCATCCGACACACCATCAGCAAACGTAGTCCAATTCAAACCATTAATCGAATACTGCACAACATAATCAGTAATCGGACTAGAACCCGGCGACGGCGCCGCCCACGACAACGCCACCTCAGAGACACCCGCCGTCGGTGTAACAACACCAACCTGACCCGGAACAGAAGTCACAACAGTAACAGCATTCGAAGAAGCCGAATACGCACCAGTACCAGCCTCATTCAACGCCGCAACCCGGAACTGATAAGTATCAGCCGACAAACCCGCCACACGATAAAACCCATCAACAGAACCCGTATCCGCCACAACAGTAGACCACGACAAACCCCCATCCGAACTCCGCTGAATCACATACCCAGAAATGTCATACACGCCGCCATTCCACGAAGACTCAACCCAAGACAAAGCCACATCCTCATCCCCCGCCACAGCAAGCAAATTCGTGGGAGCATTAGGAACCACCGGAATAGGCTGCACAACAGAACTAGTTGTGTACACAACCCCCAACGACTCAGCAGTAATATCCTCGTCCAAAGTGAGAGTGTACCCTACAAAAGCACCCGCCAATAGACGCTCACCCTTAATCAAAGTCAAATCAGAAAATTGTTCCACAATAGTAGATTCATCAATTTTCGGTGAGCACGGTACAGAATTATCGTACGCTGACAAAGAAGGATGATCCATCAGCGCTTCACGCACAACAGTCGTCAAGTTATCTCTTTGATCCGTGACCGCCTGAGTACCTGTCGCTCGCACCCACACATACGTACGCATATCATACGACACCTGCAACTGCGGCTCACCCATCCCAGAATAACCCATTCTGTTAATCGAATCAGTGCCCATAACCAGCGTAATAATCGTAGGCCACCGATCCAATGCAAACGGCTCATAACTAGCGTACATCAACGGGTCAGGCAACTGGCTAGATGTCAAATTCCAGTAGTTGCGGTAATTAATTAAACGTGCAGGTAAATCAGCTGCCAAAAAGTTGGAAACATACTGCTTAGCCATGCGGCTACCACTCATCATAACAAATCACTGCCCCTTCAAAACACTGCCACTGTAAGTCCTTATCCAGCCAGGCGTATCTGCTCCTCGCAGGCCAGTCTTCTTCAACCACGTGTAGTGTTTCCCTACTGTACCGCCATAAATAATACGTTCATTAATAGCGTAACCTAACTTGCGGGAAAATCGTTTACCGTAAGGATCACCAAAGTCAAACAAAAACTTACGGGCCTCCATGTTAGATGTTCCGTATTGAATAAAAGCAGGATAAACCACATTTCTATTGTTAGCTACATCTCTAAGATCAGTACCAAACTGCATCTTATGAGAACCATATTTCCGTACCGCTCCTCTTGCATTATCAACAGTTAAACTCTTTCTCAAGTCACCCGAAGCAACCAAAATACCTCGCGCCCCGTATTCATCCAGCTTCCACGCTACAGTCTCTTGTTCCAGAGCAGCCCACTTGCCGCCGCCACTAGTAGAAAAATCTTTTCTAATGTCCTGCTTAAGGTGGCGAGTCGCCCATTTAAACTGGCTTTTAAACCCCTTAATCGCTCGCCGCTCCATAGCGTTAAGATGTGGAGTAGCCTCATCTTTAGTCTTCTTAATCTTAATATCAAAAACTTTTTTACGCCCCGCCATATCAAGCAACCCTCACACGACGATACTTACGCAAACTAAACAACTCACGATCAGAAAAACCAGTCTCCAACGGAGCAACATTACGAGTCGTCAAATCCTTCAAACCAACAACATCATCATGCATATTCTGCATCTCACGCGTAGCCGCCCGCAACATCAACAACTTAAACGCAGGAATATTCGCACCATCCAAACCCGCAACATACGTAATATCCACCTTATCATTCGCAAAAGCATTCTTCAAATCAACCCCATACTCACGAACAATATAATCAGACTCAGCCGTCTGCGGATTAGCCGCAGCAGACGCAGAAGACTGCGTAATCGTCAACGACGACACAGACACAACAGGACTCTGATCCAAATACAGCGTATACGTACCCGGCATATACAACATACCAGCACTCGTCAACCCAGTTGTATTAGGGGAAAAAATAGGCTCCATAGAATAATTATAAAAATACGGATTATTCGACACACCCCTACCATAATCAGGAATACGATACGACTCGGTAAACGTGGTCTGCTCAACAGGCCGACGTAAATACATCTCTAACTCAGACTGCAGCCCATCAATAACAAACTGGGCGGCGTCTTCTTGCAAGTTTGTTAACGTGATATCCATGTAGGTTGTTATGTCTGCCACCGTGATTAAAGCCATATTTTTTAACCCCTCCCTTATGGTGTAGGCTTTTTAGGGTTTGAGCGCTTTTGCGCAGACTTCAAACCAGCAGCCCAAGCTTGCGGGTCCTTCCGATTGGCTCTCAGCATCGGAATACTCGCTCCACGCAAATGAGCGCCCTTAATACCAGTCCTATCACGCCAATCGGCTCGGGCACCTTTCATTTTTTGAGCATTATCAAATATTTGTTGCTGACTGGCGGTAAGCTTTCCGTTTGCTTTCTTTTTAGCACGCAAACTCGTCATAATTTTGTCGAGGTCCCGAATGCTTTTATTGCGTAAATCATCGTCAGGACTGACACGCCCCACGCCCTCGATTGGAACAGCCATACACAGCCCCTAAGAAAAAAACGAATACTGAGAATATAATACCGCATCGACACGCGGCTCCCAGACTAATCAGCCATTTGCTTTAGGAAGCTCCGGTCTAAAAGCATCAAACCAATCACACAATAACCCACAATATCCAAATATGTGTCCGCAACAGACTCATTCTCCGGAGTCCTACCAGACTTCAACAAATTCTCAAGCCTAGCAACCTTATCATGCAACCGGACAATCAACCCACGATGCCCAAACCGCAAAATATTATCAGGACCATAATCACGCTGCTTATTACACAACGTCTCCCAGACAAAATCCTTATCTAACTCAACATCGGCATCCTTAGTCATCACAGCAAGATCCGCCCACACATCCAAATCAACCAAAGGCATATTGCCCAAAAAGTAAGTATCAATTAGATTATTAACGTACGCCCGGATATCATCCAAAGCCACAACCCGACCAGACCTACGCTCAAACACACTACTCACGTGCTCCCACGCATGATCCTGCCACGACGAAACACTCTCAGTAACAGCCATATCACTTCATCACATTCGCAACAACAGTCTGCTTCATAATAAACACAAACCAGCCAATATACGAAACATGGAATGCGTCAAAGAACCCGATCCCTGGGGCAATCTCAGTAAACTCCGGCCATGCTCCAACAAGCACACTATTAGCAATCATTAAACCCAACGCCGAAATAGCTGAAAGCACAACAATAGTAATTAGCCCATTAATTAACGCTATAACTGGTGACGGTTGCATTGTGATGGTCTCCTCTGACTCTTCGTTTACTACAATTTTGCTAGTGAATCTACTCCACTCGGCGTTATCCCTACTCATCGGAATACTCCTTTACTATCTGATGTACTCTCTGTCTAGACAGACTATATTTACTTCCAATTTTAGCTAGAGTCTGCCCACTCTTATGTTCACTATAGATACTACTATTTCTTTCCGAAATATAAGTTTTAGATTTAGGTCCCGGCCTAACCGGCCCCCACGTCCATGTGTTTAAATTTTCGAGCCGATTTATGCGATCCGAAGCCAACTTACCTTGCCTGTATCTAGTGCGCATATAACTAACCCAATTGCCTAAATTGATACACTCATCAGGACCAATAAACTCTACATGTCCTGTAGGCACAAGAGCGTCACCATACCGTGACTCATAAGCGAGTAGCGCTTCATAATATTTGTGCCATCTAGTTTCGTGTCGCATACAGCTAGTTTAGTAAAACCCAGCACGCATGTCAAGCTAACTATACTATAACTATGCGTGAGCTATCTCATTAGCCAATGACATAATTCTTTTAAACACCGCCTCTTTGCCGACTCTCTCCGACCAAGCCACAATGTCTTCTTCAACTTCTAACTCAATAGCTTCCCAGCACAAAGTAAACACCTGCCGACGCCAACCCGGAACGTGGGCTATAAGTTCATCAAAATTGTTCGACAACTTAGCTCGCCCTTGTAACATGCCTGGCTGAATAGCCAAAATAGCAGGTAAAGACAATTGGTCGTCGTCATCTATTGGCACGGTCTCTGCCAAGCCTTGACGCTTTACACACTTTGCGACCATCATTAGTTCATAATGAACATGATTTTCTTTTAAATGCTGTAGTACAGACACCATATTACTACTGTAACAACAAAGCGGGGCTTAGTCAAATCGACTAAGCCCCGCAATAGATGTTGATTGCTTTACAGCTACCGGCACCTCAGCCGATAATCACAATCTCCTCCTTTGGGGTTAGTCTAATTTGCCGGTACAAAAATACTTTAATACCCCAAATTTCAAGTGATTGCAACTTTCTTGACTATACTATTAACTTATTTGCATCACCGAACAGGGCACGCTCCCGTAGCGCAATCATCGTCATCCAACTCCATCGCAGTGTTTGCTGCAACATGATCCATACCGAACGGGGTCAGAGCGCTCACCATCTCGGTGTACTCTTCCTCGGTCAACTCTCCCAAAGGAGCTTGAGCAAACCCGTGCTCCGAGTGAAGAAGGAACGACACCGACTTCATCTCCTTCCAATGCTCACCCAAGTACTCCATGATGTCCGGAAGTTCTTCCATGCGGTAATAAACCGTAACCGAAACAGCGTTATCAGCCCACACTCTCTGAAGCTTACGCACAAAGTCCATCTGCTCAATAGCAGTCATATCCTCGGCAAGCAAAGTGCCCTCAGGGAACTCACACGGGAAATCAATAATCGATGTACGAGCATCCTCGGTACCATCAAAGTTCAACACCGGATACGTGTCATAGCCGTGGTCGGTGCAGAACTGAACCAATGGGTGATCTGCGGCAATACGCATACGCTTAACAAACTTGGAACTAAACCCCGGATGGACTCCCGGCGTAACGCCCGGAAGTAGACTCAGAGTACCTGACGGCTTGACTGTAGTCAGGCGCACCGACTCAGGCCAGCCACGCTCGGCAGACCACTCTTCATCCAGCTTGCGAAGCGACACATAAGCCTCGTCCAGCCAGTCGATCTTGTCTAGAGCCTGAGCCACGCCGGTCACGCCCAAACCCAAACGCATGTTCTGGCTGGTAATGACATCCGACTGGTGATCAACGTAAGGCATGGCGGCAATAGCCTTTTGAACCTTAAACAGTAATGACGACATTTCGATCAACTCGTCAACCGAGTCAATTCGGGGCAAGAAAATCTCGCACAAGTTACACGACTCTCGGTGAGCAAGCGGAATCTCAGCACACGGATTAACGCCCACAATAGAATCATCTCGGGCGATCTCTCCCATGCGGCCAAACTCGCGGGCATTCTCCAAATTAAAGAACCCGTAAGGCTCCCCGTTGCCCTTGTAGCCCGACCAAATATTCGCATCCGGATCAAGAGCCAGCCGCTGCATCTGCTCATTAGACACAAACACAGAGTTGTTGGACATCGCTCGATAGTTCGGCACATTACCAAGGTCCCAACGCTTAGCCATCATAAACGTCTCATCATCCACATCACCCAACGCAATCTCAGCAGAACGGCGAACATTACCAGCAACCACAATAGAGCCAATAATATTAAGAATATCCAAAACCTCTACAGAATTCAAATGACGACCAGCAGCACCAGCTAAAACATCCGCTATTTGAAGCGCCCCTTGAATAAGAATATCCGGACCCGACGCAGTACCACCAAATCCGTGGATAGGTTCACCGTACGGACGAATAAGATGCGTCGCAAAAGTCAACGAATTCTTAACCTCAGGTCCACCAACAAACGCCTTAACCACACGCTCAATAAGTTCCGCCCAACCTTCACGAGTATCGGGCACAATAAAGTCGGCATCGTTGACATCAGCATGCGTAATCGTGGCATGCCTCACCACGCCAAGTCGCTCAGGCTGATTACATGAGAAACCAACGCCCCCGCCAAGCATGAGACGGTCGATGGCCCACGAAAAGTCTTCGGGGCACTGAACATCAACAAACCAGCAGTTGACCAACGAGTCCCCGCCGATACGAGTATTATTCTCAGTGCCTAGCTGCCACAGCATTCGGCCAGCTACACTGCCCTTAAGGTAAAAAAGTTTATCATAGAGAATTTCTGCTTCTTCTTGAGTAAGGCCAGCGCCAACAGCTTGCGCACCGTTCACTACCCGCTGAATTGTTTCATGCCACTCTTCAGTGCGTTCTCCATTTGCCACGGGACGAGCATACGTTCGCTTATAAACAATATAACCTAAACCGTTAAACCCCCAACCGGGGTCTTTGTCTGCATAAGAGTTAGCAAAGTCGTCAGAAATAATATCAAGGCCCACAGTATATTCTCCTTGTGGTCTAAATGAGGCGGTTAAATTAAAGATGGTTTTAGTATTGTACGCCGACATCAGTTCGCCGTGGCGTCAAGTTACCACGAGATACGTAAAAACCGACAACTATTTACAACTTTTTACTGAGTCAACTCGGCCAACTGGCGGGCAAGATCTTCCCGATCCGAAAACAGCAAAAATATGCCTGCAGCTTCCACGTTAATAGAAATTATGCCGTCTAATCGATCGTCCCAATACACATCAAACAACCCTACATCAGACAGCTTCAACAACATGCTCATCGCAGTCACGTCATCCAAAGGCACCAGTTTAGAAGCCTTCAAATATTCGATCAGGAAGCCTATCTTAGTAGAGACTTCCCCCAAAGTCAACAACGTGGCCAGGATTGTTCCAGCAAATTCTTCCCAAACCCCAAACAACGCCAAACACGGACGCACAGACCGATACCTGAAAACAGAAGAAGCACGATCAGATAAACACAAAGCAGCGTCTAACGCTGCAGAACTAGCCTCATTAACCGCTAAAAACAAGACACCGTTATCTTGTAACTCTAAAGCCTCTAAAGACTGCCTATCATACAAGCAATCAATCAAGCAAAATTCGCTAGCCACACTAACTATTGCTTCAGTCCCATGTAGCGAATAAATATCTTCTCGCCCGCCTGAATTTACTACAGCGTGCATAAGCAGAATTAAATCAAAATTACGACTATCCAAAATCCCATTATTGTGAGCCAAATATTCAACAACGTTAGTTAAACCAAAACACAAATCAGGATCAATAGATTCTAACAAATCAACATCATGCCTTGTCCAAACCGGAAAAGGTAAATCATCAAAACCATCAAAAACAGGCATACTTATAGTATACATGCGAAAACCCCCGGTCCGAAGACCGGGGGTTCTCAACTAGGCTTCAAGCCCTATCCTAATTACTCAGGATCAAGGAGCGGAGTTGAAGTGAACTTCAACGAAAGCCTCGGGGCGCTTGACAGCGAGAGCAAGACGCTCCTCAGCCAGCACCACAATAGCGTTACGGATAAAGAAGTCAGCGTGGTTTTCCGAAATACGGATCGAAGCCGACTCACGGTCGTAAAGCTGAGCGCCGGTGCCGAAAGCACCAATCAGAGCGTAACCAGCATCAATCGCCGGAGTATCGATGACCGGAACGCGCCAAATGCGGGAATCCGCACCACTCGCAACCGACATCGCCAGCATGTACGTGCCCTGGCTGTTCTTAGCAAGCTCCATGTCTTCCCAATCCGCCGGGTGAACAATCACACCGGTCGGCTCGTAGTAAGCCAAGTAAGCAAGCGTAGCTGCACGACGGATAGCATCCGCCTTGTTGTCGCCAGTGACACCAGTGCTCCACTGATAGGTCTGAATACCGGCGTTACGGATACCCTGAAGGTCCTCGCCAGTGCCCGTACCCTGCAGAATCTGATCATCTTCGTGAATACGAAGACCGTACAGAAGCTCGTTGTCGATGATGCTGCGAAGCTGCGGCTCATCGGCAAGAACGTTACGGTGAGCAGCTTCCCAGTGAGCGATGGTCCGAACCGGAGCCTGCTCGCCAGTGAACGTCATTGACGACTGCGGCTTGCCAAGGGTGTCCGAGAACTTACCGTTAGCGTAATCAGGAACCACCGAAGCGTTATTGCCGCTCCAGCCCGTCGCCGTGACAAAGCCCGTCTGGCGGAAGTACTCAATCACCGCAGCGTTCGTCGTACGAGTCGGGAACAAGTCACGAACCCGGCTACGACGCTGAGCAATCGGAACAATACCATCACGCTGAACCGCACCAAAAGCACCAGGAGCGGTATGAGCGCCGCCCGGAAGCTCCGGATACAGATCTTTCTGAGCAAGCGTCTTGGCTTCGAATGGGGAGTGCATGTTCACACCCGCCTTACCATTCTGAAGCGACTTAAATTCGTCAGAAGCCAGGAAAGCATCACCAATAGTACGGTGATACGAAACCTCACGCTCAACACCGGCAGCAACCTCAGCCGCAACCGACTTGTACTCAGCCTCAGACGACCAAGCCGAAATGTCACGAAGGCTAGTCATGCCATCGATAAGACTCTTCATCTCGTCAATCTCTGCCATATTAGCACGGAAGGCAGCCTTCTTCTCGCTATCAGCGATAACAGTGGTGCCCTCCACCTGCATCGAGTCAACGATTTGCTGCTGTTCAGCCATCTTGGCCTGAAGAGCAGTCTTCACCTCGTTGAGCCGACTCTCATCAAAACTCATGTTTTCTCCTTAAGGTAATTAACATGTTTACTGTCTAATGACAGGCGACCCAACACATAAATGTGGTGACACCGGTCAAATATTATGCTATCATTAACGTAAAGTAAATCACGGAAACTTTTAGAAGTTTCTAGGTCTTCTTTACATAGAATAGTTTAATGTATATCACCTGAAGCTGGCAACTAGTACACCACAACTAGGGTGTCGTGTCTACTACAAGCTGCCACGCTTCAGCTTCATGCACAAGATCCTCAGGCTCTAAACCAACAGCTTTTGCAGCGTCGTCTACTGTTAACGTTTCAGTAACCGCCAGCAGCGTAGCAAGCGCCCCAACAGGCTGAAGCGGACCTTTAGGTACCACACCGGGATCTCGAACAGTTAACTCTGCGTACTGATCTGACGGTGTTTCTAACAACCAACCAACACCGTCTTCAGATACCCATTCTCCGTATTTATCTTGACGTTTCATAATAAACCATACAACTTAAAATACGAATCTGCAGAAATAGTATTCCCATTAGAATTATCTATGCGAATATCGATCTGATCAATAGTGTCGTAACTGTTTACAACAACTCCACCCGAAATCGATGTTGTAGCTCCTGACCATGTTGGGCCAGCAAAGAAATAATATGAGTCACTTATAGTAGCTTCATAAATGCGCTGCGCTCTAGATGATTGAGAATTGTCAATAGTCATGTCCATTATATATACTGAACTGTTGCCTATTGTGTGTAACTTTACAGAAGACGCAGAACTCGTTTGAGTTTGAGTATCGTTAAGAGAAGATACCCTGCTGGTAAGGTACCCATAGTCGGTTGATGTGATCTGATTAATTTCCATAGTTAAATCAACCCCTAGGCCGGACCCTCCCCGGACATACGTTGCGAACAGCTTTAAAATCGGATACGAATCCCAAGCGTTATTTGAATTAACAAAAGAAATAGAAGTAGCAGTGCTAGTTACATGCACTTCTCCTAAAAGGTCTCCTATACCGCCCGAACCTTGCGGACCAGTTGGCCCGATCAAAGACGTGGCCGTCCCCCACGCCCCACTCGTTTTAGGGCCATAAATATCGTCATTAGTCGTATCAATATAAAAATCTCCATCAACCCCTAACCCTGCAGACGGTACGCCCGCCCCGTTCAACACGGCAGTACCATCAACTCCTGCAGGCCCGGTTGCACCGGTAGCTCCCGTAGGTCCGGTCGGACCGGTCGGACCCGTCTCACCTGTATCCCCTTGAGGCCCAATCAGCGACGTAGGAACACCCCACACCCCAGCAGACTTAGGGCCATACAAATCCGAAGCCAACGTATCAATATAAAAATCACCGTCCACACCCAAACCCGCAACAGGTACCCCAGAACCACTCAACACCGTCTTACCATCAGCGCCAGGATCGCCCTTAGGCCCCGGAGACGCCACAGTAACCGAATTATCCGCCTCAGTAACAAACACCGTATTTATAGGCTGCGTAAAATCACTCATTATGCCAAACCTGCATCTTTCATAACTTGCCAACCTAAAGCTTCTTGAGTCAAATCCTCAGGAGTTAACCCTACAGCATTAGCAGCGTCAATAAGAGGAATTAGCTCAAACACTGCAAGAAGCGTGGCTTGTACACCGTTTATACCTAGTGGTTGCGGCCCATACATTTGGCGTTCTTCTGGCGTTAGTGCACGAGTTTTTACAACGACACCGTCCACTTCTAAAGTAAACGAATCGCTGTCGTAATCAATGGTTTCACATTGAACGCAGATACCATCTCGGAAAGTTCGATGTTGCTTTACACTCATTGCGTCGTATATCCTTTAAAAAATACAATAGCTCCAGCATCAGCTATAGTTGATGCCGCTGCCGCCCACCCATTTTGAGCAATAAGAGGGGTAGCCGGAAAACCATTGTTAACGTTTGATACTTGATTGCCCGTATGGCGAGGGTTTGAGTATGAGCGAATTCCTGCCGAAGCGGACGTGTAACTCATAGGAACATCATATTTGTGCGCAATCGCTACGCCATCACACCTTGGCATCGTACCAGAAGAGTTGTAATTAGACGCAGTTCCTAAACCATACAACCCTGGCGGAACAACAAAAGGAGAAGACGACAAGTCGATTGTTTGCTGACCAGCAACATCTAAAGGAAGCGTGCCAAAATCTTCATACAAAGTAAAATAGTATCCAGAACTAGAGGCGGTCGGTAAATCCGCAAGGTCGAAAGAAAACAAACCAATTCTCAGTAAATCGCCCGATACCCCAACTGTGCCAACTTTAATAAACAAAGCGGTGATAGTTAGTTCTTTAACAACAGTAATCCAATTCCAATATAAATAATTTCCATTAATACCATGACCTGTGTTACTAATCTGCCCTACGAAGGAAGCACCAGGGATAAAACCGCCGTTATATCCAGCTGCACCGGCGTCTGCCGATGCAACAACAATTTGTTCAGGCACTGGGTTATTAAGCCACTGCCCCCCATCATAGGTCAAAACCTCGCCAGCAGCAGCAGACGACAACGACTCATCGCCATACGGCCCTTCAATAGCTAACGGCTGCGGACCGTACCGTTCGATTTCTTCAGCAGTAAACGGGCGTGTTGAAACAATCACACCGTTTTCTTCACGGCTGACAGTGCTGGTAGTGATATCGATGATATCAGCGTAGATGATAACACCGTTTTGTGCTGTTTCATTACGGATCATACGACCCTCTCAATCACGGCAATTCTTCAGGCTCCGGAGGCGCCTCACTCAACGCTCCCAAACCATCAGCGTAACCCGCAACGATATCATCACCAACCACTGCACGCCAATCATCAGCAGCAACCTCAGTTACCGCAGTATAAGCCGTCGTATGCTGATTATTCGGCTCAGGCTCACCCGTAGCTTGATTTTGACCAATCCACGGCATACCTAACCCGTCAACAACGGTGGCATGCCACGCATCAAACGCAGCTTCAGTTGGCCATGTGTACCAATTCATTATGTAAACCTCCAATTAGGTAAAATGTAGGGATAAGGGACAGTACTTAATTTATTATAGCGTAATTGCCTATCTGGGCACATCACCCGAAACGGAGCGTTCACCAACTCAGCCAACAACTTCCCGCAATCGCCGCAACGCAACTCGCCCGGCCAGTCGGGTTCGAGATACTCGCCGTATGCGTCAGCGAGCCGCACGTTACGGCAATAGCGTGATCTCCATGCTAGAGCGTGATCCCCCACTTGTCAGCCAGATACGTTTCAGTATCGGATATCTGCTGCGCCGTCAGGGTGCCTTGAACCAAAAAGATTTCACCTACCGCACCGTCGAGAGCTTGTACACCGGATTCATAGGCACCGATCCTCACGACGCGACCAGTCTCGAATTCGTTAGTGCCGAAGTTGCCGCTAACGGTTTGCACCCCGTCGATAAATCCGTTAGACGAAGCCCCGTCAAACGTGTACCTGAGCAACAAAGGCGACCCAGTTGGCGCGTCGCCGGTCGTGCCATAAACAAAAAGGCCAGCGCCAGAGTACGTCCGTTCAGTATTGATGAAGGCAAACAGTACGTTCGTGCCTCCTCTTTGCAAAAAAATGCGGCTATAGACGTCGGTGTCATGCTCGGCTACTGCAAAGATTGTGAACGGTTGAGCCGCCGCAAATGTTGACGGGTTGATCTCTAAAAATGTGGTGCTTCCGTTGAAGTCAACTACGTTTAGGCTATTGATTGTTCGTGTTCCAGTAGCAGGCTGAAACGATCCGGTGGCCTGAACAAAATTGTTGCCATTTGTTGATTTGTCGTCCCACTGCGACACGACACCGCTACCCGGCGTCGATTCGGTGATCGTGTTTGTGTCCGAGGCGTCGAGCCATAGCGTCGGTGACAGGTCAAGCGGCGAGAAGCCACCTGCCGCTACGCCAACACCCGCAGGCATCGGCATCGACACACCCAACCCGATCAGGCTCACAGCTACGGCAGTTCAGGCTCGGGCGGCGGTTCAGGCGACCAGTTCGGGTTATCGACGAACGACAACGTGGCAGCGTCCCACATCAACCGACCCTCAAGCAGCCCGGTTTCTTCCTCGTCGGTTAGTTGCCGAACGGTGAAGTTGGGCGGCATTGGATCAGCAAGCACCGTCCCGATGGAGTCCGCCTTGCCGGTGTCAGTGAAATACACGAGAGAGCAGGTCATGTTGACGGCACTCCGATGATGACTACGCCAGTTGGGAAACTGAAATTGCTGCGAATAGCGAGCCGTGACCCTGCTGCGATTGTCGTTTGGGAAATGAATGACACTGGCGGGATGTACGTCGATACTGATTCCGCAGAGGTGTAGTACACGGTTTGTTCGTGGACGACAGTTTCTGAACCCGACGCGCCAACGCCGATTTCGAGGTCTTTATAGTAGTTGGCGGGGTGGGTTGTCGTAGCGAGACTTGGGACGAGGCCGACCGCTTCGTACTCTTTGCTCGTGCTCGCCACTACCTCGAACCAGGTGTCCGCGCCAGAAAACTGAAACCCTTGCGACGTTCCTGTGTCTGCTCCAAGAATGTCTACTGTGGTCGGCACAGCGCTTGCCGCGCCAAAAGCCAACGAACTGATTTCAACCGTTGCAGTGTCTGACGGTATTAGCGCCTGAACGCGTGCTGCAATTCGTGTCGCTGCTGCAATCCTGAGCGGCAAGACAAAATGGTTCGAAAAAGATCCGCCAATAGCAATATTTGATGCAATAACCGTTTCGACGCCAGCGTTGCCTATGCCGATGTCGAGCAGCATTGCCGTGTTCGTTGCGCTTACAGACACGCCGCTGACGTAGAAGTAAAGGGCAGAAGTCTCAACAGCGTTGGACGCAATAATTTCGGTCCATGCGCCTTTCGTGTGCGGTGTAGCGTCAGCAGTAACCGTTGCCGAACCCTGCGATGTTGGCACCGTTGCAAGGTCTTGATACCACGGGTCATTTGACGCAGCCGCGCCGCCACGAACATAAGACAACCCGAGAGAAGTCACGACGTCACCAAAGAGCGACGATCGACGTCGCAGTCGTACCAGTCACATACACCCGATCCACACGAACAGGCAACACCGTCCCAGCAGCCACACCCACGAACGTGACCGTGCCCGAACCGTACATATCAACCTTCAAATCACCAGCACCGCCCACATACAAAGCGCGGGTAGTGTTAGCCAAATCGACAGCGTCATTCGGAGTAACCTCCAGGGCATTATATGCAGGAACCCACTCCTCGCTACGATCATCCGTCCATAAATTAACCATAAGCCTACTCCCCTATTTTTGTGCACATACACTTGTATTATAGCCTAATCAGAGTTTAAGCTAAGTAAACATTTACTAGATGCCCCACCTCTTCGGCAGTAAACGAGCGTGTTGAAACAATCACACCGTTTTCTTCACGACTGACAGTACTGGTAGTGGTATCGATGATATCAGCATAAATGATAACACCGTTTTGTGCTGTTTCGTTACGAATCATGTCGGCCCCCTATCTAGTATCATAGCGTGATTCCCCACTTGTTGGCAAGATACGCTTCGGCGTCGGAAATCTGCTGCGCCGTCAAGGTGTTCTCAACTAAGATAACTTCGGCTATTGCGCCATTCAGTCCAAGATCAGCCCGCACAGCGCTGGACAGGAATCGTGCGCTAATAAGCACTTGGTTACTTGAAGCTGAGCCTCCAAAGCTCGTACCAGAATCTGTATTGGAGCCGCTTGAAACTGTTAGAGCGGTGTTATCTACTACTGCCACGTACACGCCAGCGGGAGACGGCGGCGTGCCCGTGATAAAAGCCTGATCCGCTAGGCTGATATAGCGATGAGTAATCTCAGCTATCATATTCGACGCTGGATTGCCTGTAGTCAGTGTTGCGCCCGCAGTGTTATTCCAATCGTCACCCGAAGCCGGAGCCAATGTGAGCACTGCATCGTTACTGCTTGCATCTTGCTCGAATACAGCAAACACGGTGAACAACCCAGCGCTCGCTGCGAGCGAGGCCGCCAAATAGTCACTTGTGCCATCAAAGTCCAACACGTTTAGACCGTTCAACGTGCGAGTACCCGTAGCTGGTTGATTAGCGCCCGTACCCTGTTGCAGGTTGTAGCCGTTGCCCGATTTATCATCCCACTGCGAGACGGATCCGCCTGATTCGGTGATTGTTGTTTCGTCGGAGGCGTCGAGCCACAACGTCGGTGACAGATCCAACGGCGAGAACCCTGTGCCCCACTTTCTCGTTAAATAATCTTCAGTAACCGTAATTTCTTGCTGCGACAATAGGCCATCACATACAATGATCTCAGCAATAGCGCCTTTGAAGAAGCTCTGATATGAATACCGGGAACCAACCGTCAAACCGCCCAGCGAATGCGTACCCACATCTCCAGTACGCTTAAGCACCCCATCAATGTACAAAGAACTGGATGTCCCATCGAACACGGCACGAGCAACTTGCGGAACAGTATCAGCGTTCTCCAACCCTAAACTATTACCTGCAAAAAGGGAGGCAGAGGTATTAGGTACCAAGGCGTGGCGATTACTGCCGTCTCTACCATCATAGACATAATACGCCGTAGTTTTCTCAGGAATAAATACGGCAAAAATCGTGTTCGGCTGCGTCAAATTAGAAGCAAACGCTCCAGTGATCATGCGGTCGTCGGCCCCATCAAAACCAAGCACATTCCGACCGTTTAACGTACGAACCCCCGTTGTTGGCTGATATATCCCCGTCAGCTGCGTCAAATGATAACCATTGCCAGATTTATCATCCCACTGCGACACCGAGCCAGATAACTCTGTGATCGTAGACGTGTCCGAAGCGTCATACCACAGCGCAGGCTGAAGATTCAACGGCGAAAACACCCACTTATCAATTAAATACTGTTCAGTCTCAGCAACCAAAGCAGGAGACATAGTGCTTGAAGGCACTACAATAACCTCACCAACCACTGTACCATCCCCAAAGCCCGGATCAGTTGCATGACGACTAATAGAAATACCGTCATAAAGTGTAGCGGTAACATCAGTACCATGCACTACTATCGTAGAATTGGTTGCCGTAGCATCATACAGCTGCCCTCTTTGCGTGTCAGTGAACAGCGCTCCATCAATATAGATTTCACTGTACGGCATATTGGCTTGAAGAGCGATGCTGGTGCTTCCTTGTAAAGCAATACCAGCAACACCATTCTTGTTAGCGCTTGAAAACAACGTAAATGAAGTGTTGTTACGATCAACCCGAAGCGTCATAAAAATATCATAATCCGTTCCGATAAACGGGAACGTGGCGTTGGCCAAATGTTGCAACCCTCCAGGGGTATCAAACTCCAACGCATTCAACCCGTTCATCGTCGCAGTACCCGTCTTTGGCTGATACGACGCCGTAGCCTGCGACACATTATTAAGATTACCTGATTTATCATCCCACTGGCTTACAGACCCACCAGACTCCGTAATCGTCGTCGCATCAGAAGCATCTAGCCACAAAACAGGACTCAGCTCTAACGGAGAGAACGGCGGCGAAATATCAATGCCCCACTTGGCAGCTAAATACGTGTGCAACTTGTTACGATTAACTTCCGTAGCATTCGCCCCAGCAACAACCACGATCTCAGCCAGACTACCCGTCAACAAATTCTGATTAAAACCAACAGAACCGATCTGCAAAGGATAAGTCGCATCCGCCGTGCTAGGCGAACCCGACGCAGTATTATTGGCAATAGCCTCACCATTATCAACATAAATCTCAGACCGTTCCGCAACCACACCATTATTAGGATCAACAAACACGCTCAACACGCTAAACGTATTTGCAGGCACCACACCATCGCCAGTGATATTATTAACCGGCTGCGTTCCCGTGCCGTTAGCCACATAATCAATCAAAGCATCATTGCGAGAAGCAGACACCCGATCGTCATATGCAATATACATACCGTGGTTTGCTTGGATATACCCGGTGCCCATAAGACCATACAAATCATCTGGATCAGCAACATTGCCAAACTTAACAACCGCCGCAACAACATATTCAGTGCCATTATGTAAAACGTTCCACACCGAATTAGAATCAACGCTAGTTAAAACATCATCAACAAAATCAACAACATTTTTACCATTTAAAGAAGTCGCACCAGTCGTGGGCTGACCTGAGGCTGTAGGCTGCGTAAAGTTTCCTAACGTGCCCTTGTTGTCCCACTGCGAAACCGCCCCACCCGACTCCGTAATAGTCGTAGTATCAGCAGCATCCAACCACAAAATAGCTCCGATATCTGTAGGCTCAAACGACCTAACCCACTTCATCAACATCGGCTGCTGAAACCCCCGGTCCGTACTGGCATACTTCGACCTAGACCACTTATCGGTTACAGCAGTCGGAGCAATCTTCCGCCAAAAACCGGAAGCATCAGTTGAAGAAAACGAGTCAGAAAAAAACGAAACCCCCGGAGGAGCGCCACTAAACGAACGAATAACCCCGTTGCCCTCAACGGTTTCTTTCACAACCGTCAACCACCGGCCCCTAGAAAGATCAATCGAAAGGCCCGTAGTAGCTTTCACGCCAGTCGTGCTACAATCTACGCTAGACGTGAGCGTCACGTCCGTTCCCACAATCGGCTGCCATTCTGAATCGGCCTGAACCATGTGCAGCGACACTGTGCCACCCGTCCACGCTGTAATAATCTCAACAGCGCAGTCAGTTATAGTAACAACCTGATCCACAAAAATAGGACCATACAGTTGAGTGACACCCGCCCCCAAACCAATCGAGCCAATACTAAAAATATCGACCCCCGGTAAACCTAACGTGCTGGTCGAAGCCCCATCTTCAAGAGCAGCACCTGCACTAATCCCATCGATTTTAATAGACGCCGATCCGTCAAACGACACGTCATTAATGGTTCGTGCTTGCGCTAACGTTGAACTCGTCGCAGCGTTGCCAGACGTGTCCTGAGTGCCTGCCGCATCCACCCCAGGCAAACTAATATCGGATGTGCCATCAAACGACACGCCACCAATATTCCGAGCAGTTTGCAACGCAGACGCACTACCAGCGTTACCACTAATATCTGGAGCGTTCGACCACGATGTCCCATCATAAACCAACAAATCTCCGGTTGTCGAAGATGACAGCTTTTCATCACCATACGGACCTGAAAGTTTAAGCAACTGTTTAGCGTAACGCTCCTGCTCTTCAACTGTGAGCGCCCGAGTTGAAACAATTACACCGTTGACTTCTTCGCTGATAGTGTTAGTGTTAACGTCTATAATGTCTGCGCTTACAACAACTCCATTTTCTATTCTGTCGTTACGAATCATAGCGTTATCCCCCACTTGTCGGCCAGGTACGTTTCGGTGTCAGAGATTTGCTGCGCCGACAGCGTGCCGTCAACGATAATCACCTCAGCCAGTTTCGTTCCGTAATCCCAATCGAACGGGTCTTGGCCGTAACCGTAAGACATGCCCGAGACGTTCGCTTGCGCCACGACCCGAAACAGACCCGGACCCGTACCAAGCGCAGTGTAAACATCGTCGCGTGTCGTCGGAGTCTGTAGTACGCTATCAACATGAAGCGATGTCGTCGTCCAGTTTGAGATGGCAGTCGACGAACTTCCCTGGGATCCTAAGTACGCGTAACCGCCTGTCAGCGTGCCCGAAGTCAACAACGGATGATCAGTATCGCCTGCCGCAATATCTATCACCAAGAAAAACGTGTGATTGCCACTAGAAACGTCAATCGAAGTGTTAAAGAGATGTTGGAACGATGTTGTGTTGTCAAACTCCACCGTGTTCAACGAGTTCAAAGTCGCTGTTCCCGTTTTCGGTTGTCTGATGCTCGTAAGCTGTGTCAGGTCGTAGCCGTTGCCCGACTTATCATCCCACTGCGAGACAGCCCCACCCGACTCCGTAATCGTGCCAGTGTCGGATGCGTCGTACCAGGCAAGCGGGCTGAGGTCGAGCGGCGACAATATCGGCGTAGCGGTCACCGAATCCGAAAATTCTCCCGTACCCCCATTATTCACAGCAGCAACCCGGAAATAATACAACGTACTATTCATCAAACCAGTAACCGTCGCCGTAGTAGCCGCCGACACAGCATCAACAAACGTTGTCCAATTAACATCATCCGTAGAATACTCAACAATATAATCAGTCACCGGCAAAATAGAATCAGGAGCCGACCAAGACAACAACACCTCGCCACTGCCAGCAGTAGTCGTAACCACACCGACTTTGCCAGGACCAATTCCCCACTTGTTCGCCAGATACGTTTCAGCGTCGGAAATCTGCTGCGCTGTCAGTGTGCCGTCTACGATGATAATTTCAGCCAAAGCGGCATTGATGCCGTAGGTAGCACCGCCCAAAGAACCGATCCGCAATCCAGTCATCGCGTTTGTTCCGGCGTTGCCAGATATTTCGGAAACTTGATCGACGTGCAACGTGTCCGTTGTGTCAAACACGGCCCGCCACAGCTTGACGCCAGTCGCTGCCGTGCCCTGATCCAGAACAGTTCCCTGACCGATCCGGTACTGTGTGCCGCCAAGAATACCGACAGTTGGGCTTGCACTTGTTAGGCCGAATGCGTGATAACGCGCTGTGCCCGTTATCACGTCATCGTCGGAAACCATAAACACGACAGACTGGTTTGACGTCGAAACCGTAACGTTTTCCATGTTGTCATTGTCGAAGTCCAGAACGTTCAACCCGTTCAAGGTGCGCGTGCCGCTATCTGGCTGGTACGTCACTGTCCCCTGCGCCATGTCGTAGCCGTTGCCGGACTTGTCAGCCCACGTCGTCACAAGAGACCCAGCGCCGAGCGTGATCGTGGACGCATCCGAAGCATCCAACCACATCACAGGATTTAACGAATCCAACACCGAAAATGGACGATTCCATTTCAACAAAATGGGCTGTTGAAAACCACGGTCATCAATGTCATACGTTGCCCTTGACCATTTATCGGCAAGAGACGTAGGCGACAACTTACGCCAAAAACCAGAAGCGTCTATAGCGGAAAACGTGTCCGAAAAAAACGAAACACCCGGCGGAGCGCCACTAAACCCTCGAAGTGTGCCCGCTCCATCAACCGTTTCTTTCAAAACTGTTAACCAGCGGCCTCGCTCCAAATTTAACGATAACCCTGCTACAAGCTTTATGCCTGCGGTACTGCAATCCACGCTAGCAGCTACAGTTACATCCGTTCCATTAATTGGCTGCCAATCTTCATCAGCCTGAATAAGATGTAACGAAACCGCTCCACCGGCCCACGGCGTAGTGACCTCAATCGCACACTCTGCTACATCAATAGGTCTATCAACAAAAAAAGGACCATACAACTGTGTAAGCCCATCAGCTAAACTGATAGAACCAATACTATGAATAGTTACGCCAGGCAGCCCCAAAACGCTAACCGTCGCCCCGTCAGGGACCGACACCCCCGAACTAATAGCATCACCCCAGCCCGTAGCATAATCAACGCTGCTGCTCTTAACCAAAACCTGTCCAACCGTGCCACCAGAAGCCACACCCTTCCCAGGAATGCCCTGAGGGCCAATCAAAGAAGTAGCGGCCCCCCACGCGCCACCCCCCTTCGGGCCATAAATCGTATCACTAGACGTATCAATATAAAAATCACCGTCCACACCCAGGCCCGCCGACGGGACACCAGAACCACTCAAAACCGACTTGCCATCCGCACCATCACGCAACACAAAATCAAACGTGGCCGCATTAGTCGTGCCACTATTCGTGACACTAGCTGTCCCACTATTAGGAACAGAAGTAGTAGTGCCAACAGCAATAGTTGCTGCAGTTCCTAGCAAAGACCGTGGGCTGCCCCAAGAGCCGTTTGCTTTTGGCCCGTAAATATTAGACGCATTAGTGTCGATATAGAAATCGCCGTCAATCCCTAGTTCATCGGACGGGACACCGTCCCCGCCCAGCACAGTTTTGCCTGCAGTGCCTTGAGGCCCCGGAGACGTAACAACTACGGATAGATCGGATTCGACAATTTCTATCTTATTAATCGTCATCGGGTGATTTCACCTCGCACAGTAAACGCACCCATAACCAGCCGAGACACAGTCGATTCAAACTCCAACTCTAAATCGTAAACATGATCCCCCGCAGCAACCGCAGCAGTAGCATCGGCACTAATTGACACCGTAATCGTCCCCGCAGTACTACCCAAAGTAATACCGCCATTCTCGGTCGTCAAATCAAGAAGGGTCGGGTCGTCTCGCCTGCGTTTACGGACCTGCATTCGGGCAGTGTACCCAGTCAAATCAATAGGAGCACTATTAGAATCTTTCCAAGTAAACACTTGCGAATATGTTGCGCCCTGATCGACGGTGATATTATACTTACCTGCGAGCACGATCATCTACCTCCCTCGTAGAACGCTGACACTACTTAACCGGCAAACAGCACTAAACTATTCATAGTATACCTTAGAAATCTGTTAAGCTAGAGCGGGTTGCGTTCACTTTTTTAAAGAACGACGATGCTTCTTGGGTAAAAGATCGTTATCGGTCGTGTACTTATCGTTTTTAGGCTTACCGGTAGAAACCAGATGCAAAAACGCGTTCACACGACCCATAGCCCACTGCTGACGACCCATCTTAGGGCGATGAGTCTGCGAAAAAGCCCCCGCCCCACGCCGCCAAACCGCCTTCAACATACCCAAAGTGACAGTCAAATCGTCTTTATCTTGTTCACGCATCTTCTTATTATGCTCTTTCACCTTATTGCGAAGAGACGCCTCAACCGCCGGACTCAAAGAAATCTTGTTTCGCCCACTAGACGCAGACCCCGGCTTGTTACGAGAAGACCCACTAATCCGCTCTGAAGGTAACGCTGGGGTCTTAGGATCGTTAGGCCCCAACTTTTTCTCCTCAGGCATCTCAAAAAAATCTTTCTTACGCACCTTCCACTTATCTGGAACCAAATCCAACCTACCCAACGCACGGGCACGCTTAATAATATGCTTCCGTGTACGTTCCTGGCTCTTTCCCAGCCCATACGCCTTAATAGCATTATTCAAATCGCCTACATCACGAATCGGGAACGACCCATCAGGCAAAGCCCAACCACGCTTAGCATACTCCTCACGCCGCTTCCGAGTGTAAAAACGCTTCTCCTCAATTGACCCAAACGACTTATCAGACCCCTCAACCCGAGCAACAATATCCTTAGCCCAAGTGTATCCAGGGTCGCCGCCCCACAACGCCCAAGCAATACGACCATTCGACGGAAAACCCTTCTCACCCGGACGATACCCCTGCGCCTTAGAATCGCTCTGATGCCGATCAAAAAACGCTTTCATACGCTTCACAGTCTTATACGGCAAATTACGGCCATTGGCAATATCGCGCGCACGCGCAATGCCCACAGCAGTACCGCCACGCTTAAACTCCTTACGCCACTTCAACGCCCGCTCAGCTTCCGACACCATCCCCTGAGTAGGCTTAAACGAATCTGAAGCCGTCACAGACTTAGCAGAAACTAAACCCCCGCCAGGCAACGTTTCAATTCCACGAGGGCCACGCTCACGCAAATTCTCCCACACCCGATTATTCGTGACAACTCTACGAATAGGCCGCTTCAGCCTCAACACAGGAGATCCGCCCACACTCAAATGTGCGTGTGCAGCGTTAAAATCTTCGGGTGTCATGCACGGCGACCAAACGCCTTGACGGGTTTGATGCGCCCCAACACAGCCCATATTTTTAGCAGCGTTTTCGGCAGCGTCACGGGTATCAAAATACCGTTTTCCTTTACCTTTAGCTTTAAGTTCTAAAAACTCTTCAAGGTTCTTTTTTGCTTGCTGCCGTTTCTTCCATTCACGAAATGCTGGGTTGCCTAACTCAATAAGCTTTTTCAGGTCTTTAGGAGAATCGCAAGGCCCCCAAGCGTCGTCTCCTACTTTGTGCGCTCCAGAGCAGCCTAAAATTTTGGACAGCCTTTCAGCCATCTTCTTTGTAGGAACTGTTTGATCTTCTAACGGATCTTTAGCCACTGCACTACCTTCGCTCTTCACTAGGAACAGCCCCACCGCTAAGTTTAATAAAATTATGAACAAACGTGGGGTCTTGATCTTGCTCTACCACCCTAAGTATCGCATAACTATATTCTAGTATCTCTCGCATGGTTGCATCGTCAATATCGGCTTCTGCGCCAGGCATATTTACGTTAATGCCCCAACCAAAAAATATTGCCTGCATAAACGCATCCACATCAGCAGGTATTAGCAAACCATCAGTATTCATCGAAAAGAAAAATATGTAATCCGCCAAGTCATCGTCAGACATTGTCTCAATATGCTGCTTAGTCAACAGGGCCTCAGCGTTAAACTCATCAATAGCAGTGTACGCCTCGGAATATTCTGACCTATCGATCTCGGATAGCTCTGGAAAGAAAAACTTTAAACGTTCTTCCGTGAACATCAAAGCGTCGATGTCACGAAGTTTCTCAATCTTATCAAATACCCGATCAACGTTCATCTGCTCATGAATAATCGAGTGCGCTTCAGCTGCCCGAGGGTCTTGCACCCGGATAATAACAAAAGCGTCGTCTGTTGTCTTGTAATATGTCTCGTTCATACGTTAACCTCTTCAATGTTCCACATAGATGCGCCACGACCAACTAGGTCTCTGATGCTCGTAAACTTTTTACCTTCTATCCATTGAGACATGTCTAAATGAAGCTGAGGATCATAGAACTGCATATCGATTAGTTCGCCATTTTCAAAAACAACATAGCCATAAGGTTTACCATCATATGAGAAGTTGTATCGCTTAGCCATCTGACTGATCCATTTCTTCCATGAGTTGTTCATACTTTTGAGCTAGACTTTCGAAACCTTCGTTTCTCAAATGTTGAATTAAGTTAGGATAGTCAACTTCTAGTTCGTCTTCCCCCAACTCTTCTGCCCTAAGCTGCTCCATCCCTAATTCAACATCAGCCCTTGAAGAAAAATCAGAATAATCTACCTCTACAAAAGAATTTTCATTAAAAGTACTCATGCTCACATTAGTCCAGTCAGTAGTCCTGCTCTATCTTCAATCTCAGTATATTGTTCAGTCGGTAACGTAGCGCCTACAGCCTCAGCGTACTTCTGTAAATACAAAGCTCTAAACTGTTCTTCATCTATAACACCCATTTTTCGAAGAGTCTTATAAATATCTTCAGCGACACCATCTTTCAAATCTGAGTTTATCCACAGTCTCCGTTGCTGCTCCCACAAAATTGACTGCATTTCTCTTGGTAAAATACCATATTCAGCGGCTTTGCGCAAGGCGGCTTCTCTAGCCAGCCAATACCCGCCACTGAAACCACCCGTGGTCGCTTTAGTAGCGAACATAGAGGAGATGCTTTCAATACCTTTTTTGGGAATTATACGATCTTTCCACGGCGCAGGGTTATTTTCTTTAGTTATTCTAAATGATCCGCCCGCAGGTATAAGCGACACAGCATTGAAATGATGGGTATCAGCAGTTAAGCTCTGAAAGCGAGTGTCTGCAGGATCTACAATATTATTATAAAATGACCTAACTTTAGCATCAGTCCCTAACTCGCCTGAAATATGCGTTGTCACATATTCTTGGGTAGTCATGTCTTTACTGGCTTTATCCGCATCTAATAAACGAAAAGCTTTTTCGTAAGTAGATGTGCCCTGACTAGCCTCTTCAAAAAATTCTTTTTCTGCCGCAGATGCTTTATTAGGATTGTAAGCTTTTCCAAATTTTTCGAAAAACTTTTCCTCAGCACTTCTGAATTTATAGGTACTATGCATACCAGTCGAAGCGTCGCCATCTAGCATAGTCAACGAGTAGGAGCCATCACCTGATTCTGAAGGAGTAATCCCTACTTTCTTTAAGCCGCCTTCTCCACCAAAATCTTTTACCTTACTTCGCAAATACACCGAAACAAACCCACCGCCCTGATCCTGTAGTGGCTGACCTACTTCCCCACCCAAGCCTTCTATAAACTCAGCAGGAGATAAACTTTCAATATCAGCAACGTGTGCTTCAGCTTCAACTAGGGCTTGACCCTTTTTATACTTGAGACCATTCCTCTTCGCTATTAAATAAGAGTCTTGAACTTTTTTCGCAGCAAACTCATCAATAACGTCATTTTGCTTCCACACTCTAGCAGCGTGGACAGCTAACGCAACATTGTCTCTCCAGTCAGTTCCCGCTGAAAATATGGCTAGTAGTGCAGCAGCAGTTTCTGGGCGAACACCCAACTCATCCGCTATGTTCCCCGCCAACTTGTTTGCCACATTGTACCACGCCTGAGTTTCTTTTGCAGCATCAGTGAGTTGTCCATCAACTAACATTGGACTATCATAACCCGGCGCAGTTTGAGATAACAATAAATCAATATTTCCCTCAAAGTGAGAAATAATAGATTCTAAAGCCTCTTCAACTTGATCTTCACGTAAATTACGCAATTCACCTGCCTTGCGTTTACTACCTTTACCACCACTACTCTTATATGTCAGGTTTAAGCCAAGTACCTGCTCAAGATGAGGCATTGACTTTACAATATCAGCAAGAGCCGTTTTTTTCTCTTTAGTCTTTAAAGCAGAAAAATCTTGACTTCTAGCAGCAGCACTTTTAGGGGCTTTAACGCCAACTACACTAGCGCCCGAACGCTGCGGAGCTTCAGCACCATCTAACAAATCTAATACCTCTTCAGGGGCAACCAAACGCAACGTCGCCATCCGATCCGAAACCGAATCATGCTTACTGCGCATACCGTCCCTATTGGAAGTCGGTAACCTACCAGTATCAGCCATAAACCGTTTAAGACCGACAATATTTCCCTCATCATTAAGTTGCGCAGACAAACGCCTCAACGACTCTACAACCTTCTCCCGATCATCACTACCCAACCTACGCTGCAACTCCACCAAAGCCGGATGGTTAGCTTCCACAGCATCCTCAACAAACCGCTGCAAACCCTGACGATCCCTCCGCTGAACGCCTATAAAATGCCCAGAATGCGAAACCGGATGCAAACTCACGCCATCATCAGACGAACCCATAATATCCAAAGGACTACGAGACGGGTTAGACAAAACAAAATCCATCAAAACCAAACGAACCACGTCATCCGTATCCGCCTGGGATAAACTTTGCACCGGAACTAAGTCACGAGTATCCCCAGCCACAACCGAATCAGGCATCTCCATCAAAACCGCAAACGAACCATTCTCGCCCAAGTCGCTAGCCACACGCATACGGCCCTGAGCAAACCCAAACTCCTCAGCAACACGAGAAGCTAAAATCTCTACACGCCCAGCATCCTCCAAAGCATCCTCACCATCATGATGCTTCAAACCATACACCACGCCAGTAGACGTATCCCGAAACTTCAACACACCATCCGGAGTTGTACGATCCGCAATAACCTCAAACCGGCCACTACCATTAGCAATATCCCGAACAATCGTTTCACCTAAAACCTTGTCAGGAACCGCAGACAACGAACCGCCATCAACAACATGAGAAACCGCCGACTCAACATCACCAATCGACGTATTGCCATTCTCTCTACTAACGACCGTGGGCGCACCAGTAACCACACGTTTCGGATCAAGATCAGAACGATAATCTGGATTATAACGCTGCGCCACACCATTAGGTTTACGTGGACGAGTAGGATGAACTTCACAGAACAGCTTCTCAGATAAACCTCGAATTATTTTATTGGTTAGCGCCTGCTGAACAGAAAAATCAGTCATGTCAACATCCCATCTCGTTTAGGTCTACTAAAGAAAGGTCAATAACGCCTGAATCCATTCCAACTGTATAAGTATTAATGACGCTTTGATCAAAATAAGCATTCAGCGAAGAAATTTCGAAAGGAGAACTTACTCTACTACTAGAACTTGCCGGAATGAAATTATTAATTTGATCGATTAGGTCGGCGGCGCTACCAGACGAACCCGACATGTAGCCATTTTTAAAAAAGTCCGAAACATGGACTTCATGATTGCTCCCTTTCTCAGCCTTTAAAGCACGTATGAATTCAGGAAACTGCGCCCAGTCTTCTATTTTACTGTCAGTCAACGTTATATTATTATAATTCAGTAACGAAACTACACGGTCGCGTTTACTGTCGTCACCATTGAATAGTAGCAACGCAGCTATCTGGACATCAGACAACCGCTGACCATTAGCTATAGCAGCTTTAGCATCATCATAATTATTAACTATATTTCCAAACGCTTGAGTAAGAGCTTGAATTTTTACAGTCGAGTCAGAGCGAACGCCCTGCTTTGGCCAAACATATTTACCGTCCCACCCCAGATCAAGCTTCTGATTCTCTTTAAACCCCGCAGCATATGTCATTGCAATAAATCTAGGATTAACGATATTAGAAATCCCTTGCCTTCTATTGTCTAGTCTAAGCGTACTGCCATCAGGTAAGCGCACTTTATACAGCGCTTCTGGATCGGATCCCCGGTCATTTACAATAACGTAATTATGTCTTACAACATAAGAGCTATCACTATAGAACTCTAAAACACGTGTCACATTAGGCGTCGAGCGGCTGACTTTGTCACGAGTTAACTCGTTCCCGTCCTCATCATATACTGTCACATAAAAATCTGAACTTAAGACAATCTCGCTGTTGTAAATACGGGCACCGGTAAGGGTATCGAAAACGTTATCAATCTCAACTCTTAGCTGTTTTTCGTCGTCTGTTTTGGCCTCAAATCTAGCTATAATTACCCGCTTGCTACGATCCCGCTTCGCTTCATCCGGATGAGCCGCAAGTAAAGCTTTCATTGCCCACTCTTCTAGTTTGCCTTCACCCTCAAGGCGAGACATAGTGTCAAACGCCGTTTCGCCCGGAAGCGCAACATCATAGTCGTCCTGCGTTAAGCCCTGAAGTCCGGCCTGTACAAGCAACTCTTGAGTATTTTTCTGTCTTGCTCTGTTAGCAGCCTGCCAAACGGGAGCACCGTCTGGCCCAGGCAATAACCGCCTATCATTCGTCATAAGCGTAAGATTGCCCGCAATATCTCTCACTCTCCTAGCACGACTCTCTCGCATCTCAGCTTTAAAAGCAACCAACGCCGCCAAATTCGCTTGCTGCCCGTCTATCCCATACAAAGTATCAATGTACTTCTGTAATGCTCCCCCATAACGCTCAAAATCCCTCAGGGTCATCCCTGCGACAAGTTGACCAACATCCCTATCTGCCTCTAACAGTTTCATGTACAAATCATCTAAATCCACTGCTGTTCTGGCCGTCTCAACACTAGTACGATGAACCTCGAAGCTACGCTGAGCATGTAAGACAGTTTCTTTAAAAACCCTCTCAACCACAACTTTATCTTCGTCAGAAATATCTAATTTAATAGCAGTGGCCCAACCAAATGCACTACCAGCCAACTCATCAGGATTGACATCATTCCTCAAATACACATCGGTAACTATTTGTTCCATGAGCATCTGAAGCCCGTCCTCCATCGTAACGTTCTTAGCGAAAAGGTCGTAAGCGTCACCGCCCTCAGCCCTGAATTGGCTATAAACACGATCAACTAAACGCGCCGCATAATCTCCTACATGGAGACGATGCATATTTTGGTCAGTAGTCGTCAAAACAAGATACACCAAAGCATCCTCAGTCCTCTCATCACTCGGTCTATCTAATTGACCCAACTCTCGATCACGCCTATCGTTGGCTATATCAACAATTTTACGACGACTTGCTTCTAACTCGTCGAACCTGTCTGGATTGACTTCACGATCAATAATGCTATTTATAGCAGAAACTAAATATGTGTACTCTTCCATAGAGAGACTATCCGGAGCATCACTCACTTTATCGTCATACTTTAATATCTGCTCAACGGTAGCATCACGGAACATGGCCGTCATAAACCCTAGCGACCGCTCTTCCTCGTCGGTATCAGGCATCGGCAACTGATCAAGAAGCTCATTATAATCAGCCAAACTACCTACATCCCATAAATCGCCTCTTTCGTGAATAGTTAGCAAAGCTTCAATTCGTTGTTTTACTTGCTGACGCAGAGGCACAGCCGTCACACCCTCTTCTGTGACTTCATCAAGCCTAGTCGATACACGTTGATTATTGGCGATACCTACAAGACGACTAGCAAACTCTTCAATCTCTATATCAACTCGATCACCACGATAACCGAGCGACCCTAAACCGTAAAACTCTAGATATGCTTGACGCTGTGCCTCAACCGTAGCAACATCCTGCAATCGGGAAGCCAGCCCCTCCCAAGAAGGCTGATCGAGCGCATCATTCCCACTGAACTGCACTGCTTGCAAAGTATCACTTAGCTTCTTGCCGAGATCATCTAAAGCTGAACGTAAATCATCAGTCAAAGGGGGCATATTTACAGTGGAAAGCGTATCTAGCGTGTCAACCGGAGGAAGGCGGTCTGAAAGAACATCAAAAGTTTCGATAATCTCATCGAAAGATGTCTGTGCTTGTACAACACTATCTCTAAAACTTCCTTCTTCAATATCGTCCACAACTACACCGCCCAGACGAGTCCCAAGGAACACGTCGCTATCCCGGTCACGGTAAAGTTTTCCACGAGCATCCTGCAAATTACCCAAAATTTGCATCGTGGAAGATCGCAAACTGCGGCCACAAGTCGTGCCCCGAACATTCGTTAACTGCCCACCGCCCGTATAGCCTGGAGGACACCGATACCTACTAATAGTCGGATCAAAAAACGCTAACGCCGAAGCAAACCCACCTAACGCCCGACGCAAAGGAACGCCACCCGGACGTACGCGTTTAAAATTAAGCCCCCCTAAATATGCCCAATCTTTGTAATCGCCTACTTTAACTGCAATATCTGTCTGATACTGACTATAAAGCGTATCGCTCTGGGCCGCCTTGGCGGTTCCGAAAAAAGGGTTTGCAGACTTGCCCTCCGGAACAAGTTCAAAAATCGGGTCGTTCTTAGCACGACGCGGAGCTGTCCTAGACAAAAACGTTTCATACACCCACATCGGCACAGTCAGCTTACTCTGGCCAGGACCAACAACCTGAACAAGTTCATTATCTCGCCCATCAACCTCAAACTTGCCATCTGTGTCAAGATTACCAAACTCTAAAGCAAATTTGCCGCCTGAGCGATCAACAAAACTACGCCAACCCGCAGACGGATCAGGCAAATTAGCCGCACGACTAATACTCGTGGGCAAGCCACGACTCAACGAAGACCGATCAGCTGGAGAAAGTTCGCCACCAACCCTAGAAAACTTTAAAATTCCCACATCAGGCATCGCTAAATAAACACCACGCCCGCCAGCATTAAGAGTCTGTGCCGCCCCCACTGCCTTATTGCCACGCAAATCAGCTGTAGCTAGCCCCACAACCAGATTACTATCTACCACATCATCAAAATCAGCAGTTTGGTTAGCGAAGAACCGCAAATCTAACGGTTCCAAAATTACACCGTCCCTCTTCACAACACGATCTAAATTAGGGTCAGCCCCAATAGCGTTTAACACCAGATTAGTGCTATCTGCTAAACGAGTAGTAGACACCGACTTAGGCGTAGACGGAATCGCTGCATTACTAATAATTTGAGAAGACGGAACCGCTCCACGATTACGCCGATCACCAACATTCTGTGCCTGTACAGCTTGACGCGCCAAGCGAGCTAAAGAACGCTGTACCGCAGCCGATAACGAACCCGGACCGCTCCCAGGAATACGTAAAACCAACGCCCCGCAGGTACTAAACCGACGATCCGTAAACGTACCACCATTCACAAACCCTGGAGGACAACGGAACCGGTTCCTAGCACCTCGCCCCGCACGGCCAGCCAACCGGCCCGCTGCACTAGTCAAACGCCTGCCTCGCCCACTACCGCCGCCTGGAGTCAGTGTCCGGTAAATCGCAGAACGAGCCGCTGACCGTGGCGACCTAAAGGGGCTAATGTTGCCAGGCAAAGCTGTAGACCCTGCAGCCTGAGCAGCCTGACCAAAACGACTATTAGAGCCAAACGCTCCAACACGCTTAATCTGCATGTCGGCCTCCAACGACTTAACCTCATCCTCCATTACATCATTCGTAGACATCGTTGAATAATGAACAAACAAAGCAGCTTTCATCTCTACCACGTTTTGACGCCCCGCAATAGGCTGCGTTAAAATGCCGCCGGATGAGCGAGACTCACTAATAGCCTGCCGCAAAGCAGACCCAGCGTAATCGTTCTGAGTATAATTTGCAGACTTTGCTTTACGTGCCGCAGACCTTACACGACGCGTAAGCTTACCACGCCGTTTCCGCTTGCCTTTGCCCTTGCCGCGCCCGTGATGATTGCCTTCGTTCGGCCACTTACCAGTCAACTCATGATGTAGCCAAGCACAAATACGCTGAGGACGGCCACCAAACTGGGGTTTGTCCATCAAAATAACGACACACCGCCGAAAGCCGCCAGGCTTTTTCATGATCGGACGCCAATACTTTAATAGATCTTCAAGATTGCCCCGCCTAGGGCCTCTGCCTCGTGTAAGAGCAGTTAAAGCATCAGCGTTAGGGCCGATTTCTGGGCCAACTTTAACAGAAGTCTCTACATCGTTAGGAGTTTCACTTAACATTATCTGCTGAATCCCCTTCAATAGAGAGAGCAACTCGCTCCACTAAAACCCCGTTGTCATAATAATATTCTAACGTTTTCTGTGCAGAGCCACACCCTAGCGCAGCTTTACTTCCTATTCGATGTAACGCTTCGTTTGCTAAATCAACTCGTCTTCCCGGCACGGAAGGTAGCATTATACGACCCCCCTAAGATCAGATTTCGTCGCTTTCCATCATTCGCTGAAACTCAGCTAAAGCATCAAGCAGCTCAGGATCATCCATCTTTTCGCCGTCAGCCTCGGCTGGGGCAGGAGCAGCAGGAGCAGCATCTCCCTCATCTTCTGTCCAGTCGGTAGGAATCATGTCCATTTTGCCAAGATCCTTAGCACGCTTCATAATGTGCTTCTTGGCGGCTTCCTTATCCTTAGCTCGCCCAAACGCCTGAATAGCATTATCAAGATCAGCAACATCCGCAATCGGGAAAGATCCATCCTCTAAAGCCTCGCCTGACTCGGCCATCGCCTCACGCTGCTCACGGGAGTACATACGCTTAATCTGCAACTCGGCCTCTAACGCCTTAATTTCATCTTCTTCGCTCAGGTCATAACCAAACGGATCTTCAACTTCATACTCATCAAAGCCCAGAACCTTGCCTTCAGGCGACACGAACACATCGTAGCTCTTCTCTGAAGTGTCAACTTCAACGACATAAACATCTTGATTGGCAAACACATCAACCATAACGCCCATGACATCGCCCTTGATTTCCAGATCAGACAAAGCATCCACTGCAGCCTTCTCAGCGTCAGCCTGAGACACAATATCCTCAAACTCGCCTGACTTGCCTTCAAGTTCTGCCTCATCGATCCGAATCCACCCCAGCTCTTCGCCTTCACCAGACAAGAACACTTGAATCGTGGAATCGTCGGCACGCTTAACATCAACAACATAAATGTCGTCTGGGGTTGAATATCCCGACCCGATAATTTCCGAGCCTTCATGCAACGACTTTACCCGAGTTTCAATATCGGATAAACCTGGCAGATCTTCAGTTGGCATACACCCTCCTTCACAGAAGTCACAAGGCTGCTCTACAGACTTGCGACTAAACCCACACAAGAACTCATCCGTCTTCATTTCAGGCATCTGCGTCGGAGCGGGTGCTCCGCCCTGTGCAGCAGCCTGTGCCTGCGCTTGACGTTGTGCAGTGGCCGCTTCCGCTTCTGCTTCGGCTTCTTCTTCCTTAGCCTTCTTTTCTTTCTTCATTAAGTCCATCCATTCATCGTGGGATGAACACGGCATAAACATCTTGCCTGCACGATGGGTGCCTTCACATCCAAGTGCGGATGCTCTCTCAGAAGCTTCTTCTGCAGTCTCAAAGATATCTTCAACCGCATTGTCATCTTCTGCCTTGCGCATGGCGTTAATCTCTAGTGGGCTGCGGCGCCGATACCGACGACCATACCCCTTACCAGTGCCTTCTTCTAAAACCTCAACTTCTTGATAGGCGCCCTTAGCGTCATCATCTAAAGAATCGTAGGCTTCTGGCTCAATCAGTTCACCATCATCCATCATTTCTTTAAACCGACTGTCGGTAAGGAAAACTGAGGGCTTATCGCTCTGAGGTTTGCGCATCATTGACATAATGATTGCGGCCTTCTCATTAACTTCTGCGTCGGTTTCGTCTACTTCCGCTTTCTCCTCTACAATTTCTGCAGAACCACTATCGTCTTCATCGGATTTGGTCTCGGAGTCTTGATCAGTCTTTTCCTCGGCGTCTTCTTCAGCTTCAGCTTCAGCGTCTTCTTCAACTTCAGCGCCTTCTTCAGCTTCTTCTTCAGCTTCAGCTTTAGCTTCAGCGTCTTCTTCAGCTTCAGCTTTAGCTTCAGCGTCTTCTTCAACTTCAGCTTTAGCTTCAGCGTCTTCTTCAACTTCAGCGTCTTCTTCAGCTTCAGCTTCAGCTTCTTCCTCAGCGGCGTCTTCGTCATCTTCAGACTTGAAACGGAACGCCCAGCCCATGCATTCTTTCCCCTTCTCATCCATAACCATGACCTTCTCCATAAGAAGTTGATCATCTTCAGCCAACTCCGCATATGCATCTTCAGAAATAAGTTCACCAGCGTCCTGCATTTCCTTAAACCGCATCTCAGTCAAGAAAATAGAACGCTGACCCTTTTCATCCTCATGCCCACCCTTTTCGGCGTCATGCATACCTTTTTCTTCGCTATCTAGTAGCGACTGAATCTCTTCAAACTTTTGAAGGTCTTCGTTAAGATTTTCACTCATTATAAACTCCTAAATCCTTTACAGAGTATCTTATTGAACACCCTCATCGGTGTCAATGGGGCTGGTAACACTAATAACTGGCACAAACTCAAGAGCTGCTAACGAATCAGCAACCTTAACCATGAGTTCATCATGTTCAACGCTCGAAGAGAAATGCACATCAACACCGTCATCTGTCTTGAACGAAAACACCGGTACGCCTACAAGCGAAGAAGAAATATCAAGCGCTTCCGTATCAGAACACTTGATATGCACAATAAACCCAGAAGTGGACTTCTCGCCCTGCTCTGCACCACGAGACATAGGAGCAGAAGTTAAATAATCCTCAACACCAGCAATAAGCCGCAACGTCGCTTCACGCAACTCGCCAGCGCCTCTAAGCTTCAACATTTCATTGTAAGCCATTAACAAAAGCGCCATGGGATCAGACAAATACTCAGGCTTATCCCGCTTTACATAATCTCCATGACCCTTTTCTTCCGTCCCGCAGGAACAACCTCCAACAGCATCCTTAGCCTCTTCAACTCCTGCCAAATTGTTATTCTGGGCGTTAATATTAGCATTACCGTCAAACCGCTTCAGTGCCTGTAAATACTCTTCATGAGTGTCACAAGGAAGATACCCCGCCCCATGAGAGTGATACCCAGAACACCCAAACGTCTTTGACCACGCCAACGCAACATTAGGAGTACCCCAAGTTCCTTGCTCAGGGTCTTCATCACGAAGTGAGTCCGGAAGCTCCGTATCGTTTTCCTTAACCATCATGGATGGTGGCGCAGAATCTCCAACCGGGGTATAAGACACGCTAGGCGTAACACGAGTCGGCTTACCAACCATCAACCGATCCTCATCCATAGAGAAAGTCGCCATCCATGTCATGTTTTCGCCTGTTTCAAAAATAACCGAATTGCCATCAATCTTAATAATTTTCACAGGCTTACGTAACGCCTGTGTAAGCCCTGCAGCTATCATAGATGACACGGAATCATCCTGATTTGAAGGCTTGTCAGTATTTTCCGAGTGCATTTTGGTAATAGACCCTTCTTCGATGTCCTTTACAGAGATTGTGCCAGTAAGTTGGTTAGCCCCGTGGAGAACGGGAGAAATCTCATACAATTCTACTTCTTTAAGCAGGTTTGCTTGAGAAGCGGCGTCATAATCAGCAGTTAAAGTCTTATACCCAATCGACCATTCTTGTTCATTCCCGTAAAAAGCTACGTTAGCAAAGGCTTCTCGCCCTCGCTCAGTATTTAGATTAAACTGCACTTTAGCGTATAAACCACCAATTTTAGCACTTTTCATTTTTTCTGGAAGCCTAGGGTCGGTTTTTGTAACTTCGTAAATTTCTAAAACCTTGCCGATTGGCTGATTCCAGTCATGCCCCCAAACCACACGAGGCTTTCGACGCTTAAGAGACCCGTTAAATGCTCCTGAAAGTACAATGTCGCCAACTGAATCCTTGTTGCCAATACCAGAAACGAAAGCTTCAACAATACCTTCAGCTTTATCAATGCCGATCTGACCTGAAATAGCTTTAACGGTAAAGTCTTCTTCCCTTTCAACTGCAGTTTCCATAAATGCCGTAGACATTGTTCTCCTTCGTTTACAAAGGTGCTCTGACTATATGTTAGCAGCACACGCTACACTAATTTATTGGGTTTATATAAATAGGTTTAAGTAGTATTTATATATAAGTTGTCACGAAAATTACAGAGCAGATTCACTAGGAATATCGCTAGCAGGCGCCTCAATCTGATCCGTGCCCTGCACACTACCAGCAGGAACAAACGTGCCAGTTTCCTGACTAAACTCCGCTACATCTTGATTAAAAGCTGCAGCCCTTTGCTGATCTAACGACTGCCCCATTCCGGCAGCAGGTGCACCAGGGGCGCCCGGAGCGCCCGGAGCGCCCCCTAAAGCGCCACCTTCCGCAGCAATCTCAGCATTCTGCTCAGCCTCAATCTCTTTCTGGCTCTTTTCGGTATTAGCAATCGGAGTCTGATTAGGATTAGCCAACAACGAATCAGCAATATCCGATTCAACCCGCTTGCGACCAATGGCCTCACGATACTCATTAACGCTAATTAAGCCCATTTGGAACTCGGACAAACTATGCGCAGAGCGCTCTTGGCGGGCCAAAACTAAAGTAGGAACATTCCCAGTATCAAAATCAATATAGTACGAATCGTCAATCTTATCAAAAGACCTAGCAATCAAATCTAAATGCGGAGACATAGTTTCCATCCAGAAAACTTTCCCTTCTTCTGATGCATTTGCAAAAGTCCGGTTAGACGAGTTGCCAATAATAGATTCAGGAACACCAAACGCAGCTAAAATCTCTTCCTTAGTAATAGTGCGCATCTGAATATAGGCAGCATCTCGTGGGCTAGCTGCAGTATCGACAAAGTCGGCGCCATCGTCCGCTGAAATAACTCCGACGGCTCCTGCTCGTCCAATATTACCAGCAAACCGAGAGCGCAACTCATCCTTATCGTCCTCATCAATTTCGCTGCGAATAACCAGCAACCCACCAGGGCGACCGTCGTTAATTAAAAAGTTCCGGTTATATATTTTTGCTAAGTTTTCAACCTCAATAGCTACGCCAGCGGCTTCCATAGGGGTCATCGACAAGTATGGATCAAGCGGATGTGGGCGGCGAATCCAAATTACATTTTCAGGCTTAAGCGTTCGCTTTTCATGCGTCCCTACCTTTACTTCAAAGCCTTTCACAAACCGCTTTACATCAGGAATAGGAGAAGTATCATTGGGAGGTAAGAGATGTAACGCAATTGGATCGCCTCCGCGCCCACGCACAATTTCAACAAAAACGCCACGGCTACTCATTAACAGTTGAGCAGATAAACGGAACCTAAAAGCAAAAGCGTTTTCACCCTGATTAGCGGTGTTGTTAAACAACTTTAACAGATCGCTGTCATTTACAATCTCGCCAAACGGATTGTTGTCCTTCCTAAGCACCATAGGCAAACGAGCTTGGTTGGACGCAATAACATCAATGCTGCGAAAAACCCACGTTACCCTCGCTACGCCGTCTCTATAAGCTTTTCTAATATCCCACCCATCATGGTAACCCGCATTAGCGGTGATAGAGGGGCTATACGATACAGGTGCACCTACAGAAATAGGTGCCGCTTTCATTTCTGCGCCTGCAGAGAGCGCAGATTTATTGGATGTGGAATTCCATGCCATTACTCAGCCCCTAATAAATAGCCGTACAGACCGCACGTAAGGCCAGCGCTTGCTAAACCCCACCCTAAACTTAGTATACTAATACCAGTACCAATTAAAACGACAGAACAACATATTAGCAAGTGAGCAATGTTGTTGCGATTAAAAATTTTCATCATGTCTATACTTTACCGTGAAAATGTAAAGGATTCAAGCAAATATGACCACCTCCTCTCCAGACTGGGCTAAAATTCGTGAATACCTAGAACCGCGACGATCTGACTATTGGATTGAAGAACCCTCGCTTACACAAAAAGTATTTTTAAAATCCCTACAACAAGAAGTGTTGTTCGGCGGCGCTGCCGGTGGAGGCAAAAGCTCAGCATTAATCATGGCTGCTTTGCAATACGTAGACGTTCCAGGCTACTCAGCTATTCTATTCCGCAGGACCTACGCTGACCTTGCCCTGCCAGGAGCGTTGATGGACAGATTTAGAGATTGGACAATGCAGTTCGAGGATGTCCATTGGAATGCCAATAGCTACACCGCTACGTTCCCTAGTGGAGCAAGAGTAACATTCGGGTACCTCAATAATGTAAACGACTACCTGCGTTACAAAGGGTCCGAGTTTCAGTTTATTGGAATGGACGAGGTCACTGAAATTAGAGAGTCTGATTACCGTTACATGTTCTCTCGGCTTCGTGGACCAGCTTCCGGCCCACTAGCCCAAGTACCCTTACGTATGCGAGCAGCAACTAACCCTGCCCCCAACTGGGTGCGTCAGCGCTTTCTAGTTGAAGGTAAAGACAAAGGGAGAATATTTATTCCATCGCTACTTACAGACAACCCCGGTATTGATGCTGTAAAGTACCGCTCAGTGCTGCAAGAGCTAGACCCCATCGAAAGGCAGCGACTAGAATTTGGTGACTGGTGGTCAACCACTCTAGGGTCGCTCTTTGACAGAGAAAGCTTTGAAATTGTTGACCACAACGAAATACCTTCGTTTTCTACGGAAACACAAATAGTTCGCTTCTGGGATTTAGCAGGCACCGAACCCACACAGTCTAACCCTGACCCTGACTGGACAGTAGGCTGCCTAGGAGCCTTCGACAAAGGTGTTTTTTATGTCATGGATATCCGGCGCATCCGAGCCAAAGGCGACAAGATTGAAAAGTTCATTAGAGCCACAGCCGCAGAAGATGGCCCCGAAATTGCAATTATGATGGAACAGGAACCCGGATCTTCAGGCAAAAACCTGATTGACCAATACGCCCGTTACGTTGTGCCCGGATACAACTTTACTGGACAGCGCGCAACAGGTGATAAAGTTACTAGAGCCAAACCTTTGTCAGCGGCCGCAGCCAATGGAAACGTTCGTTTAATTAGAGCAGAGTGGAACACTGACTTTTTAGACGAAATATCTTCATTCCCTGAAGCACGCATTCACGACGACCAAGTAGACGCTACAGTACACGCCTTTAATCACTGCGCTGGACTTGGAATGGGCCTTCGTAGAAAAATTGAAATAATCTTATGATTACAAAGCCTGTATTGCGTTAAAAACGCTCAGTTTTAGCCTATGGCTAAAATTATCGACTTCTAAAGAATGCTGGACGGCTTCTAACTCTGGAATATCTCTATAAAAGTCGATATACTCCATAACGGCATTATAAAAAGCCCACTTCGTCTCGCCAAACATTCCCATATTATGAGGCTGCCTATACAACCGCTTAATCTCATCATGCACAGCTTCAGCGTTAGAGCGCCTTTTAGCTGAAGACGCAGTTTGCGTAGACCAAATTTCTTCCATAACTTTAAACATGCCCGCTGAAGAAATAAAAGAGCCAGTAAAGTCTGAAAGAATACTATCCAATGCCGCAGACCAAGCCTCTCGCATACGTAAAGCTTCAGGAGCATCGGTAGCTTCAACGGAACTATTAGGCGTATGCCGCTTCCGTAAACTGAAATCAGTGTCTGCTGAAAACCTATACACCGTATTTGCCTCTGCACGAACATCTAAATTGTAGTAACAAATAGGGATGCTGCCATCGTGGGAAGTCATAACAACAATGTAATTGTCGATAATGTCTTTACCCGCCGCAGTTAACAGAGTTGTGATGCTGTGCTTTACAACAGCAAAGAACTTACGCCCTTCTTCTAAGACGCCACAACTGTGCAGTGACGCACTACCGTTTGCGTGTAAAACAATATCGCGTGCCCTATCTATGATGGTAGAATTAGGAACAATGGAATAGCGGTCTTTAACAATTTCCCACATTACACGGTGAGTCTGATCTAAACTAACACGATTAATAATGTACCTATTAGGGAAGGTAACGATCTTACCCATAATATCGTCATGCATCAAAGTTGGACTCAACGTGACACTATAGTCTCCTTTAGACTTTAGCAGAATCTCGTCGTTACTCCACTCTGAAGATACCTTAGTAGCTAGATCCACCCAAGATTTATCGTTCATCTCCAGACCCCTTGATTTTATTTCGCACTTCGCGATCGTACAGCTTTTTAATGTTCTGTTCCGCAACGTCACTAAGATCCACGCCCAGTTCCCACGACAGGACAGCAGCGTACCATATTACATCGCCAAGTTCTTTGGTGATTGCTGATACAAAGTCAGGATTAGTATAGTCGCCGTTTGAGTCTCTAATATGCTTTTTAACTTTATCCGCCACTTCACCAGCTTCACTAGCCAGACCTAAAGTCAAATACTCAACAGCTGCCTCTTGAGGATAAATCGCTGTAGCCTTAGCCCCTACCTGATAGGCGTTTAGTTCCATCATTTTCTCCATTTTAAACTATCTCAGAATCACCAGTAGGTCGTTCAATTACAATATTTTCACCTGTGGGGGACTCAATTGGAACCCATGCTGGAGAATATTTATGTTCTTTAATCTTACGCATTCTAATCAAAGACCCATCTAGCAACAAACTAAACTCTTCATCGTTTAATCCTAAACGATCTTGCAGTTCTTCAGCATCAACCTCATGCACTAGCACCAGCTCCTGAATCAATTCAGACAAAAATCTATTTATTACCAAACCACGATTTCGATTAAGAACCACATGCATAACGGCGGCCTCTTCATCTGGCACATCTACATACACGATTGGGACTTCGGGCATATCTAATAGCTTTGCAATACGCCACCGATGCAATCCATCGATTATACAATCAGTTGTTTCTTGACAAACGATCGGCTGTAAGATGCCGTACGATTCAACCGAAGCCTTTAGACGTTGAAAATCATGGGAGACTACATACGTAGTTGACCCCCAAAACGACTCACGCAAACTTTCAGTAGCAACACTTTTATACATAATTTTAACTTATCCTATAATCGTCTTGTAAGTCAAGGCTATCAGCGTCTGCTAATCGCATTGACTCATCATCAATCGAATAACGGGCCAAACGTTTCTTATGAGCAATGGTTTGAGGCCCCACTGGAGATGGGCTACCCATGATAGCGTTTAGTAATAACGTTCGCACCAGATGGTCTAACGGATACGCATAAGGGTCTTTTTTGTGAGCCGATCTAAACTTATCTGCAAATGTTAGCGCATAACGTCGATAATCTTCATCTAGGAAATGAATATCAATACACTCTTTAACGCCGTCCCACCCTTCATCGGAAAACACCTCTACCAATAACTCAATATCGTACTCTCCCCAAAGATGAACCTGTGTTTCAATTTCTGGGTAAAGCTCTATCAAGCTGTCATAAAACTCAGGTTCAGTCTTGATCACGTCAGTCAAACGTCTAGCTGCTGTAGAAAACAATGGAGTACCGACACGCTGGTTAGCCCCTCCTAAAGCAGCATAGTCATAGTACTTGCAGTACGAAGCATTGTGCTCTTCATGAATGAACTTAAGAACATCATCAGATGTCCAATCATACAGAATCTTGGCAAATCTTAGAGGTATCCCTTTAGGCAGCCCTTGCGGACGGTTAATATAATTCTCGTGGAGCTTCTGAGTCACAGAGCGATAACGCACCATCGACTCGTTTGCTCTAACTCCCGTAATGAAAGCCACGCTGCCACGCTTGCCCTGCATCGTGTACTCGTCAATTCTACGAGGCAGTTGCATGTTTCCTGAAAGCCCAAAGGCTTCTGCCCTAATAGCGTTCTCTGGAAAATCTCGCAAAAGCATCCCACACTCTTCACGGAACGCCGACCACAGCAACACCAATTGCCGCATGCCCATATACCATACTTCTTGTAACTGCGGTAGACAATACCACTCCATGTCTACCCAATCGTATTGACTTACTTCAGTGACAAATTCTATAGCTGCTGGCGAGACAAACTCTTCATCGCGAAAAATAGCTTTTACCGGACCTAACCCCCGCTCCTCATGCACTTCTTTAGCTAAGTACAAAGCGGCAGTGCTGTCTTTGCCTCCACTAAACTGAACACACACCGTATCAAAAATATCGTAGACGTGGCGAACACGTTGACGGGCGGCTTCAACACAGTTGATATCTAGGTACATTTGTTTTCTAGTCATCAAGTCAGTCCAAATGCTGGCGAATAAAATCGAACAAAAGTTCCGTAGTTGTAGCCCCCTCGTAAACAGGGCTTGCACGCAGCTTCTGTATAATCCCGTACCATTCCGCCTGCTGGGAGGTGTTTTCAAACACCAGCGTATACTGAATAGTAACATTACGCGATCCGGACGCATTCACAGCAGTGCTGCCTTGTGTCACAATTGACTCAGTGGCAACTTCCTTCGGATCTAACTTGATTGTTGGATCCTCATCTTTACTATCTGCCACATACGCCGGAACATTATTTTGTTCAGGTACACGATCCATTGAAATAGTCGGTGCAACCCAACCATCATTTGGGGAGCGTGCAATATCTGCCGAGTAAACAGCGTTTTCAATTGAAGCTATAGAAAAGTCATCCCAGCCTAACGAGCTATAAAAATCTTCATCTAGCGACACATTTTGGGAAAGAATGTCTAACAAAATAGATTCGTCAGTGTCTCCCAAGTCAGAAATTCGATTATCTGCTAAAGAGAAAGCTAACGCTTCTTCTGAATCTAAGTCTACAATCGCTACAGCAATCTGCTGCCAACCTAACTGCTTGGCCGCCTCTAACTGATGGTTGCCCGCAATGACTGTACAGGTTTCATCGTCATTCATTACAGCAACGATAGGCTTAAGCTGCCCAAACTTACTATAAGACGCCATGATAGCCCCAACATCCCCTTTGCGGGCGTTGGTTTCTAGCGGGACAAGCATGTCGATATCTACCGCTAAAGCTGCAAGATTAGATGTAATGTTGTGTATCACGACGGCGCATACCCCATAACTGCACACTGCCACCACCAGTACCCTACGGTAGGCCAACGCATGTTTGTTCGGGAGTCATACCAATCTTGGCGGTTGCCTGGAAGATCCCGCTCAATGTAGGGAGAGTAAACCTTCACATTATCAAAATGTGTGTTCATGACTAGCTCTAAACGCTCTTCATAGCAATTCCAATGATGCGCTGCACCATCCCACCACTCCGGCGGAGTCTTAGTAAGATACTTACCGTCGTCAGACATGTGATAGATTTGCGAGTCTACGTCTTGATGCTCCATGGTGGAGACCACCATATCCCAAGGCTCTAGTTTATTTGCCCACCGCTTAATGCACTTATGGACATCAGGCCCAACCGCAAGAACAGGAGCACCCGGCTTAGCAATACGAACCATGTCCGTTAAAAAGACACCAAGCCTAGGCCACGCAATATGCTCCAAAACATGGCCCAGATAGATCGCATCAAACGTATCATCATCAAACGGATATGGCTCATCCATCTTTACCAAAACATCAGGCGTAGTAGAATGATCCTGCCACACGTCCGTGTTAACCCATCCGTCTATGTAGTGAGTACCGCACCCCACATTAAGTAGCTGCTTTTCCATAACAGTTCTCCTAAAACTTGACTTGTGATCTTACGTTTGCCGCAATCGTGCGTAAAGCATCACATGCAGTTCGTAGCGAATGAAGACGCTCTCGCTTGGCTTTTAACAAAGCCTCAGCAATCATAGCCTCATAATGCAAATCGCTTGTCTTGTACCCAGCCCAGCTTTCTTTCTGCTTCACAGCGCCATCAGCAGCCAAGTACTCTTTATACCAAGCTTTCTTATATTCAGATTCTTTAACAGCATAATCTTTAGAAAGAATTTCAAACTCTTCAGTCTCTTGTTCAATCTCAGAAATTAAGCGAACCAACTCGCTCTCTACTTCAATTTGACTAATCGGCTTATTTCTTACTTGCTGCATAGCTGTATTCTATCCTCTTTTATTTAAAGCGTCAATAGCGGCTGTTAACCGCTCAACTTCAGCTTCCCAATCAACCTTAACCCCCGGAACGCCCCGCTGTAATAAATCGTCAAGATGTTCTCTGCCTAACTCCGCTTCCAACCACCGCGCCCATACCAATGGATTTTTAGACTGTTTCCAATGGCAGCTAGCACACAACGCTACAGCATTTCGCTCATCTGTTCTCGTGGCAGAAACCGACCGAGAAATAATATGTGCACACTGAACCTGCTTGCCATCGTCTCGTTTAGCCCCACACCACCTACAAGTAAAACAGTCTCTAGATCGGACTAACAAACTATGTAATCGGGTCGCTTTCGCTTTAGCAGATTTACCGTAGGACGCAGCCATAACTTACAACGAGATCGGTTGATCAATTGGAAAAAACCAAGCGCCATTATTGTGTTGAACTGCCGAAATCATATCTGGGCGATGATTCACTCCAGAATAATGCAAAATAACTGACTCCCTCCACAAATCAGGATTGTTTGGAACGGAACCACGGTGCATTAACCGGGCGTGCCACAGTAAAACGTCGCCCTTTTTCGCAATAAACTTATCCGTAGTAAGATTGCCCCGAGCCAAAATATCTTCAAACATTGGTGTAAGAAACTCCTCTGAATATTTTGGCCACATAGGACTGTCCCTGTCGGACGCCGCCAACCTAGCTTTAGTAGCATCCTGAGTAATCGTAGGCAACACATGACTTCCCTTCACATACTCAAAAGGGCCAGAATCCGGATCAACATCGTCTAAAGCGACCCACACGGCTAAGTAATGATCAGCGTTTGTGTCAGGATTTAAATATCCATCTTGATGCCAATTCCGTTGTGTAGATTTCCACCCAGTCAAGTTAAGATGCACAGCCATCTGGTCCCCTATCAAATGAGACATTAAATCATGAAGTGGACCATACGTGGCAATATCCATCAAGCTGCTTACTTTAAAGTAAGCGCATTCGCCGGGGTATCCCATAGGGCGATCATGATTAATTCTATTATGCTGGATCCAGTCACGGCGGTAAGCTTGAATTAGATTCTCAGGCATAAACGACTCTAAAATAACTACACCGTCTCTGCGCCACGTCTTTTGATATTCGGACAAATAAGTCTCATCAACTTCCTCTCTATCCAACAAAGGCAGATGTTCATCAGAAAACCCTCCAGACAGAGAGTTAATCTCATCTAGTAAGTCAGGATATTCAGTAGTTGTCTCGCCAATAAGGCTCTGTAGTAATTCCGTTTTTCCAGTCACGCCTTAACCTTTCTGCTTCTACATAATAAGGTGGATGGTTACACCAGCTTTCAAGATGAAGTCCTATAGTTTCTGCCGTTGTAGGCTCTCTAGTGATTCTACTGTGGCATTGCCGACAGACAGCCAGCAAATTCTGTTCTTCTAATATACTTCCCCCCTGCGAGCGATTCACTAACTCGTGGATATCTTTAGACATCTGCTGGTGCACGACTAGCGACTCTAACAAACCGTTAACGGCGTCATACCCTCCCCACACCATACACGCTTCACAGTATGGGCGCTCTTTCAACAAGCGCCCAACAATTTCTCGGCGCTCAACGTACTGAGCAGACATTTTATCAGATCTTTTTTTAAGGTGAGAGCGTTTAAGATTATTAGACCCTTTCTTTAAAGGAGTGCGCTTCATTGGTTTTCTTCTCTTCATTTCGCTCCTTTTACTAATGATTTAATGGTTAACAACAAGTTTGACATTCCATGCTGAATATCAAACCTTTTAACACGCTTTCTATTAGAATCAGACATTTCTTGACGATAATTAACATCTTGATACTTTTTAAGCTTTTGCACATAGTCTTTTGGAGACTTGGCTAGCTCACCAATACCGTGCTCCTCTACTAACTTTTCGTATTGAGGCGACCATGAAGCTACAAAAGGTATGCACGCCGCCGCATACTCTAAGCCTTTAATATACGACTTTGCGTGATTAAACGGAATGTTTGTTAAAGGGACAACCCCTACATCAAAATTCATACCATCTATCAATACGTGAGGAGCAACAAAGGGATGGGTTGTAACCATCGACTTCCCCACACCAATCTCGCTATAAAAATTAGGGTGGAAGTTATTTGGCGTGTGTCCCGTATGATGCCAATTAGCAAATTCGGCAATTTTCATAGCATGCGGTTTTAACATCTCTAGGTCGCCACTGCGATGTGCAGTAGAGCCAATCCAGCCTAAACTGTACTTCTCGTATATATTTGTATGTACGCGATGCTCTCGAAATTTGTTTAATGTAACATAATTACCGTTCATCAAACAATTTTCATTCCATTTACTAATTTTTTCCGTCAAAAAAGGAGTAGACGTAATAATTCCATCAGACTGTTGAATAATATTTTTGTACCAAACTGTATTTTCTATTTTATTTAAACTAGGATCAGAGGCTTTTTTAGCTTGATTCTTAGCACTCAACCCCCAATACCAATCGTCTACGTCTTGTAGCACAATCTGGCCAGCTGATTGAGCCTTTTTAATATCCGGTAAAACCTCCATGTGCATGTAACGCTGCATAACGATAACATCACAGTCAAATGTAGTGTTCCCATCCCACGAGTGAATACCAAAACATCCCGTCTTGGGATTATGAGCTAAAATACCAATTGCTACATCATACCCAGCATCCCGCAGCGGTTTAATGTACTGGCCGACACGGATGTACCCTGAGCCTCCAATAATTGGGTAGCCCAAAACATCCTTAGCTGTATGAGACCAGTCATTCGTAGCAAACCCGATCTTCACTAAAACCCCCAAACACCGTCTAACGCAGCATACAAACTATCGTCCCCCTCAGAGGGCACTAAGTCATTATCTATATGCCACTGTTTATGCGCTTCAATAGCATCACGTAAAAACGTCGCCAAAGACAGCGACGGATCGGCTTCTTGGCCAAGCATAGTCAAACGATCTATTTCTATTAGCCGCTTTTCGGCATGAAACCTAAATCGTTTAGCCTTATCTAGTTTAGCCTCTAACGCTTCAGCGGGATCAATAATAAATCCAGTATACTCCGAGCGCAATGCACGTACTTCTGCACTAAGCTGATTAATTTTCTCTGTAACCGTGGAAATAATAGCTATTATGCACTTACGCCATTCTTCACGATTTTCTTCAAGACGTAAAAAGTCTTTTGATTTCTGATCTAGCTTGTTTTTAACGTCTTCAGAAACCAGCAAAGCAAAATCTATATGCTCCATGTTGTTACTTCTTCCATGCAGGGCAAATAGGTTGATAAGAACACCAGTTGCATAGAGGGCCGGTGCGTGTCTCAAACATGCCTGACTCGCAACTAGCCTTTAGCTCTTCCCAAGTGCCAGAAACCTCTAGGCGCACAGAGTTTTCTAAATCTTCAGTCACATCATAACGAGCAAACTGCCCCGACTTCACATACAATAACTCTGCTCTTTCAACTTCACGCTCAGTCATAGCCTTCAGCAGTAAGCTGTATATGACAATCTGCATCTTCTTTTCCCACTCATACTGCGGGCGCGGCTTTTTGCCTGTCTTATAATCAGAAATTACTAGCTTGTCATTCTCTAACGTCCAACGATCAATAATGCCAAAAATAGGAACACCATCAATATCGCCGTTCATCTTTGCTTCAATACCAGCAGCTTCAAAGCTAGTAGGGTCTTCCATTTTGAAATAGTTTTCAATACACCACCAAGCCTTCCAACGAAAGTTGTTGGGATCGTCTCTCGTTGTTAAAGCAAAAAACTCTTCAGCCCATTTGGATTCCCACAGCGACTTAGCTAATGATCTGGCATTTGTTTCAGTACGCTCAACAGCGTCCAGCTTAAATAACTCTTCTAAAACTTCATGCACAAACGACCCTAATACTTGTGGCTCCGTAGAAGGCTCAGGTAGGCGATCTAGCTTGGCGTACTTATACTTGAGGGGGCACTGCTGAAATGTTCCAATAGAACTAGGAGACATATAAGCCGGAATACCATATGGTATTGGTTCAATAGGTAGTGAATCCTGCATTACGCTGCAGCTTCAGCAGAACGATGCGTCTTTACATATGCCAGCACCTTCTGAAGCAAGTCTGCTGTCACGTTCTGATTAGCAAACTCTTTGTTATCAGAAATCGTTGACCAGTACGACTTACACTTTGCAGCAGTTTCTTGATCCAAAGAGTTCAGTATTTCTCTAAGCTTTTCAAAGTGTTCTTGAGAAACAGGCTGGTCTGCAATTTCTTCCGCATGCTCCAAGTACAACGATTCTTCAGAGCGAGCTAAATAGATACCAACCCCTAGGCTTTGTGCCGCCTTTTTCAAAGCATCCGACACAGCACCCTTCATTTCATCGCCCAAATCGACAATGTCGCCATTACGTGTGCGCTTAATTTTTTGACCGCCAATACCGTCACGAGTAATCGTGATGTTCGGCGCAGTGTCCGTAGGTACAAACGTGACAGTCAAGCGAACCTGAGCTACCACATAATCAGGGTCAAGTGAATCCCTCCCGCAGTTGATGATTTCATACGACCACATGTCTACACCAAGAACCTTGTTTAGTCGTGTAATAACTTCACTAACTGGAATGTAAGTTAGACGTGCGCTTCCCTTTGTAAGTTCACGCTCAACTTCACTTGGAAATGGTTCTGACAGGCTTTGTAAAATACTCACTTATCTCTCCTAATAACTAGATTCTTTTTCGGTTCTCCGACTTCACAATAATCGTCTGCATCAATATGCAGATTCTTTAGATTCGTCACCTTCCAGTAGGAAACCCCAACATACTCCATAGCTTGACGAATCATGTCATGCGGAGACGCCAGAATTTCACCTGTGTTAAGGTCAACGCTTTTATCAACAATACGGCGACTAACTTCGTCAATCAAAGCATCGTGGTCCCAAGACTTCCGTGGAGACCCAGACTTAATCTCAACTGTAGCACCATCAACAGTCACAGGACTCGCCAAAGCGCCTAAGTGCTCTGTCAGAATACTTTGCATTTCATTAAACAACGTAGTTGTATAAGACTTTACTAAATGGAGATCGCTCGCTGCCTGCAACAATAACTGTGGGTCTGTGGACTCTAAAGTCTCTTGATCCAACTCCATCAATACAGACTCAAACTGTCGCAGCATAGCGTACGCCTCATGGATATGATCCGTAACCATCCATTAGCCTTTCATAGTAAATAGTAATATGTGCCTATTCTACAGCGACATCGGTGAAAAGTCAATCCTCTGATAACAGGCGAGAAATCAAAAGTTCAACGTTTGTGGTTTCTTCTGGAATGTCTTCAGCCATAATTAAATCATCGATAATTTGCTCTAATAGGCCCTTCAACAACGTTACCGAACGGTTTTTGACATGCTCTGGAACAGAAACCTCATCAGTATCGGCTAGTCCTTCAAGCTCATCAGCTATCTTGCTCGTCACCTGTGCATGAAACTCTTTATCCAAATATTTGCTAGACATGCCAATTAACATGTAATCCACATCCCACATTAGAACTTCATACGTATCGCTCGTTAATGTGTCAGGGTCGCTCACAACAAATTGTATTCGTGTCCCAGCTCGGTCTACAATGGCTAGCGTATCTTTAGCTAAATTAGCATCATCTAGCATACGCCTCTCCCATTCTTGCCAACTCAGGACCTGTTTTTCCTCCCCACACCCCAATATGCAGTTCATTATCTAAAGCAAACTGTAAGCATTTGTCAACATGAGCGCACTCTGTTCGGCAAGTGTTTGCCGCTAATTTACGCTGCGCTCGTTTAGTCGAAAAATATAAACGATCTTTGCCACGGCATGGGGCAAACCTAAACCAGCTAGGAGTATTTACTTTAAACATGAACCACCTTCCTTATTGCAGTTATATTAACAAAGCGATGTCAAGTAAACCCCGCAAAACTCGGAACTTGACCATATGACAGAAAAGCACTAGGCTACCCGCAAGCCAACAAGGAGACGATCTGGACAAAACCGCCGGGAAACCCCGATGACATAAACGTTCACTACAGGACCGGTGGGTTACACTCGTTACGCAACTGGTACTAACACTTAAGAAAAAGAGGGCACGTCTGCTCCAAAGAGGAACGATATGGATCGCACGATAATCTGGAACCACGCACCTACCGATGCGCCAGACACTGCACGCAGAACATCAAGCCTTGAGAAGCAGATTCGGAACAAGCAAACGCCCACGCAGTTCCGGCACACGGGCTACTAGAGCCATATCTAGAGAGAGTGGGCATCGCTGAAAAAATAGGCGGTGCTTGGGGTCGATGCAGTGAACAGGGATTATATCACACAGACGGGTTCGCCTATGTCTATCGTGCGTAGCGGTAACTACCACACGATAGGGAGGGACCTCTTTGACTAAAACCAGAACAGTGGGTACAATAACAGCATGCAGACAAAGCAAGAACTCGAACACTGGTACACAGACAGCGACCCGTGGAACTACCAGCAAGACCCCGAAGACACTTACCGAAAGAACTTCTACATGGCTGTCCTAGAAGACGTAGGCCCAGTCTTCAGTAAAGCACTGGATATTGGCGCTGGAGAGGGGTGGATAACTAAAGACCTTCCCGCTATTGAAAAGCACGCTTTCGAGATCAGCGACACAGCTGCGACACGACTTCCGGACGGCGTGGAGCGTGTAACAAAAATAAGCGGTAAATACGATCTGGTCACGGCCACAGGGGTGCTCTACGAACAGTACAATCATCCGGCTATGGCAAATTTAATCCATTCAGTGTCGGCTAAAAGCTACGACACGATCATAATGATTGCCGGAATAAAAGACTGGATACAGCCATACACTTTTGGTAAACAGATCAGACATTTTGAAATCCCATATCGCGAATACGTACACATAATTGATATTTGGGAGTACGAATGAGACTTGCACACAATATCGGGCTTGAAAAACATTCTAACTACCATACTCGTGAACAAATTCAAGCGTGTGATGAGCCGATAGGGTTTGACGGGGTTTATTTGAACGTGTATGAAAACCAAGACATTTTACAAACTAAATCAGGGATTATGTTTGTTATGGGAAACCATATGGGACAAGATAATAGTTTCGATTCAGCCAATGTACCAAAACTTGAAAAATACTGCACTTTATCGCAAGTTAAGCACATGTGTACTTTATATGACTTTGAAATAGGGTGGCACACATGGTCACATCGAGATTTGACTAAGCTCTCTGATAGGGAGGTGACCCAAGAAATAACGGCACCTTTTGCCACAAAGTATTTAAGATACCCCTACGGTATTTATGATGACAGAATTGTTGAATTAGTAAAAAAAGCAGGCTACGAAAAAGCGTACTCTGTGACACAGGGTGTCCGTGATACCTCTGCAGAAAACGCTAATTACAAGATTTACAGTGATTATGTTCCCTATGTCTAAGCTTCAAGAACTAAACGACAAGGGAGTAGCAATTGTACCATCAGTATTTACCAAAGAAGAGTGCGAAACAATAAAGCAGGCCGCCTACGAGACCAGTGATAGCGACATTGCGGCAGCGGGATACCCGCATGTTCCGAGCGAGCAGGCATACAACAAAAAATCGTTAATATTTTTTCCGGCTCTGGCAAATCAAACTCTCAATAAATTTCGCACCAGCAGCCGCCTATCAGGAATCGTCAAAGAAATACTAGGCGACAATGTCAAGCAAATCAACAATCAAATATACTTTCGTGAACCTGACGACATTGATACATTCGCTTGGCACCGAGATACCATTTTTCGAGAAAAATCTCAATTTGCTAATACAGTAGCTACCAACTACTTACAGACAATTATTGTCGTGGACGACATCACGGAAGACAACGGGGCTGTAGAATTTATTGAAGGGTCACATAAATGGAAAACCTTTGACGCTCCTCAAAACTTGCGCAAGTTTAATAGGGGCGGGCTTCAAGGTAAAAAGTATCTAGCTAGCGCCGGAGATGTACTGCTGTGGTCTGTTATGGTTGTGCATGGAAGTGAAGCAAACACGTCGGAGTTACCACGCATGACTTATATGAACGGATTTTGCAAATCAGAAAGTGTGATAGACTACCCTGACTATTTAGTCGATGGAGCAGTGGTCGTAGATATTGATCCAAAAAGGATACCATAATGCTAACCGTTGTAATTGCGTCATACCAATATGGCCATTTAGCTGCCCACTGTATTGAAAGCATACTTTCCCAAACAGTGCAGCCTGAAAAAATATTGTTTGTGGACGATGGTGTAGGCGATTGCGCCCACCTGCCGTCAATATACACAGAGGTGGACTACACACTCCGTGAAACTAATCTAGGAACTGTAGATAACTTTCAAGACATGCTAATGAAAGTAGAGACAGAATACACCATGTTTGTAGGCGCCGACAACTGGCTAAGGTCGGACGCTATAGAGCTTCTACTACAACAAGATACAGACATTGTAACGTATCACATCATGGTTACTGGCGAGCACAAAATGGGCCATAGAGACGCACATCTACCAGATGTCATACGACAAGGTGATGTTTATTGGCGTTGGGAAGGGCACCATGGGTCAATGATGTACCGCACCTCTATAGGGCAGCAAGCGGGATATGTGGCCCACGAGAGTCATGCAACAGGAAATGCAGCATGTGAAGACTGGGCATTGTGGGATCGAATGCTTGCTTTAGGGGCAACAGTGTCTAATATCCCAGAGCCACTGTTGTATTATCGCCGTCACCGCGAAAACTTTATTGACTGCAAAATTAAGCAATAATATCTTTCACTTGTTGGGCGTCCAAAAACACTGTTGCGGTACTGCCCCCAATTTGTACCTGATCCATTGACACATCGAACTTGGACGCAATCGCCGCCTTCATCTTTATCTCACCCATCGGATCATCAGGATCAACCAGACCATACACCAAGTCTTGATGAGACGCACTGACCGTCGCTAGCGCCGTAGACTCCACAGGAATACACTTCTTGCAACTAACTTTTGTCCCCCCAACTTCAGGCTTGCGGGCAGAGTTGTGCTCATGCCCACAGTCTAAAATTAGATGCCAACTGGTTTTACCATAAGCACCAATACGGAAAGCACTAGTCACTAGGCGTTTCGGTCCACGTTTACTCATAATTATATTTTAACACTCCTATTGACCGTGTTCCACTAGGCGAATACAATACTGACATGACAGACAAAGACAAACTATTAGAAGACGCACTAAACCAAATTGAAAAGCAGTTTGGAGCAGGCACGCTAATGCGCTTAGGTGACGCTGCTGCAATGCAGATCGATACTATTTCAACGGGATCAATTGCACTAGACCTCGCTCTAGGCGTAGGAGGATTACCTCGGGGGCGTGTCACTGAAATCTACGGGCCAGAGTCAAGCGGAAAAACAACTCTAGCTCTTCACGTGATTGCTCAAGCACAGCAGAAAGGCGGTCGCTGCGCATTCATTGACGCCGAGCACGCTTTAGACCCTGTGTACGCTAAAGCAATTGGCTGCGATATAGACAACCTGTTGGTGTCTCAGCCAGACACAGGTGAGCAAGCCTTGACAATTACCAATAAGCTAATTGAGTCGGGCGCTATCGACGTGGTAGTAGTTGACTCTGTAGCAGCGTTAACGCCTCGTGCCGAAATTGAAGGAGAAATGGGAGACAGTCATGTTGGCCTTCATGCCCGTTTGATGTCTCAAGCTATGCGTAAGATTGTCGCCAACCTAAATAATTCTAAGACAATTCTCATCATGATTAACCAGCTACGTGAGAAGATCGGTGTCATGTTCGGCTCTCCGGAAGTAACTCCAGGTGGCAGGGCGCTAAAGTTTTACTCGTCGGTGCGTCTAGACATTCGTCGCATTGAAACCCTTAAGGACGGCGGTGAAGCGACCGGCAACAAGACAAGAGTTAAGGTTGTGAAGAACAAGGTCGCTCCACCATTCCGTCAGGCCGAGTTTGAAATCACCTATGGCGAAGGAATCAGTCGTACAGGCGACATTGTTGACATCGCTGTTGAAATGGGCATTCTTGACAAGAAGGGCGCATGGTATGCATACAAGGGTGAAAATATTGGACAAGGCCGAGCCAATACAAAGATGTATCTTGACGAGAACGAGGATGTCAGAGAAACAATTGCTGATACGATTTACTCAACGATAGGTGCTGATTAGCTAAGCTCGTAGGCGATAGCTAAGTAGCCTCTGAAAGAGGCTGTCACGTCCACGCCGGTACCAGAAGCAGTTTCTGCTGAAATACGAACGTCATGGTTTTTTGGCACTATGATTACAGGGTCTAGCTCTAGTAAGAAAGTGCTCTGAGCACCGATCTGACACGACCACTCAAGCTGAGGCCGCCATACGCTACCAAGCTCCTTAATTTCCAAATCGAAGTCCACCACCTGACTGCCGGGGCTTCCAGAAATAACTGAAGTGACAATCTGGGTGATAAAAAATGAGTCGACATTGCTGATAGATGTGGCGGCTTTCTTAGACTGCTGATCGCCTGCCACGATCTGCAAATGAATCTCAGAAGCAGTGTTAGGCACACCTCCGGTTACAGCGCCTCCTTCGAATATATAAATATCTCCAGCAGAGTCTGTGGTGCTCACGTTGTAAGCACGCGAAACTCTAGCACACGCTACAGGAAGCGGCGCTGGCGCCTGCCCTGTGAGAGTGACTGTCTGAACCCCAAAAGTGAGTTCGTCTCCGCCAGGATTGATTGTGTGATACTCTATTCTGTACGTTTGGTTGTCTGCGTTGTCCGACGACACAATGCTGGTGATCCCGTTGGTGGTAAGAAGCGTTTCGTGGGCTTCTCCTCCGAAAGATGCAACAGTTGAATGAGTGGCGCCTACGCTAGAGCGAGCACCAAACTTAGAAAGACTTTTACTTTTACGCCAAATAGACCAATTCTGACCACCATTAAAAGCGGTGTTCTCATCAATTGCTGCTAACAGTCGGTGTGGTACATTTTGACCATTATCCGCAGCAGTATTTTCATTGTACGGATTACCACTGGTAAAACTCATGCGAGCGCTCCTTGCGTAAATCAACTAATACTATTGTATCATCGTTAAATAAATACGATCGCAGGTTGCAACTTGCAAATCCTGTTGATATAGTGTAATTGAAGGAGGCAGCATGCCAAAAGTAAGAAAATCCAAAGCTCCAGTAACTCCTCCGGATGGATGGGTTATTGAATACTTTTTGTACATCTCACCGCAAGTTACCCTACATGCAGGAGATACATGTAAAGTTGCAGGGGAGCGTGGGACATTTACGTTCAAACGCCACGTGGTCAACACCAAGCACAACCCGGTAGAAGAGTGGGTAGACGTTTTTGGTGGATCGTACGGAAGGGAACAATACAGGTCTGTAGCGGTCAATAGAATCAGGCACATCCCTAAGCGACGCAAAAAGAAAGCCCCCAGCGTTTAGGCCGGGGGCTTTCAAGCACTACTCCTAAGTAGTGGTATTAAGAATGTAGCACAAAAGGAGCAGAAAAACTACATTCTCAACTATACATATAATATGTCGCCATTGCTCCCTTTGTCCACTAGTACTGCCAATTATAACGTTAGACTAGCGAAGCACTTTCACGATTGCCAATCCTAGTTGCCACAGCCGACTTAAGTACAGACAGGACTGCCGCAAGTCCAGCAACCGCAGCACCTCGCGCAGACGAAAGATCGGTAATAACAAACATTGCTAAAAATGATTGCATAAACGTCAGCAGTGACCGCTCAGCAATTTGCTTTAATACATTACTATCCATTAAGGTTCTCCTTGTAAGGGGATAAAAAGAAGCATAGGCTTCCACTAATATTCTACCGCAATAATGTGTGGTTACTGAAGGTCTCTATATAGAAAACCCTAGCTAAAAGTTTTATGTCTGCGGTGGTTGTTGAGCGTGCCACTCAATATGCCGTTGCTGATTTTCTCTAACCTCTATTACGTCTTCACGAATCTCATCAATACGCTGACCTAACTCGTCAACTCTATTGTCAATATCGATATTAACTTCTTTGACATCTTCTCGAACTTCATCGACACGAACATTCAAGTCTTGTTTGACTTCTTTAACATCCTCTTTTATCGAGTCAATTCTTTCAACGATATCCTCAAGTCGAGACCTAGACTCTATACGCATCCGCATGTTTTCACTATGCCCATGCTCACGTCGCTCCATTGATTCTTGATGCTGCCTAGTGTTCTCACGACTAAACTTTCGTAAATAAACAGCAAGAATACCAAAACATCCTGTAATAACTGCAGGGATAGATCCGCTGCTCCACAGAAAATCCAAAATAGACTCAACCATTGACGTAGCTCCTGTAGACATGCGGTTTTAACTATATAGACATATTCTACCCATTTGCGTATTGACTTATTTCAGAGTTTACGTATAATAAAAAAATGCCTACATACACATACTCATGCCCGTCCTGCGGCAAATTTGAAACATTTCAAAAAATGTCCGAAGACAACTTAACACACTGCCCGACTTGCGAATCGCCTGTGAATAAAGTATTCAGCGCTCCAGGCATTAGCGGGTTTAGTGGCGTTCCTTCTACCGTAAATCCGACCTACCGCCCAGACAGATCAGCCCTGTGGAACTCGGCACAAATAGAGTGACGTTAAAATTGAACAGTAAGCGTGGCGGAATTAGAAGTAGCCTCTATCACTACAACACCCAGCCCTTCAAAAATAATGTTTACGACCTGCTCCATATCTTCGCGCACGTCTGCTTCGCCCTCGGGGTCGGGGTCAGTTAAATCAACCAAGGTATCCACAAAGTAAGAGTGCAAAGCGGTATAGGCGTCAGTCATACTACATAGCATACTACAAGTTTTTTAAAAAATCCACAAAAACGATCTTGACACACGACCAATACGCATGTATGGTATAAGTATCTGCTAAACACTATCATCTAAGGAGACGAACATGAGCAATGCAGACAGCACAATTATTGGCAACCTTACCTCCGATCCGGAACTGAAGTTTGCGTCTAACGGTTCAGCCCGATTGACTTTCTCACTTGCTTCGAACCGCCGCTATCAAAAGAACGGAGAGTGGCAGGAAGAAACTTCTTTCTTCAATTGTGTGGCATGGCGAAACACCGCTGAACACGCCGCACGGGTACTTGAGAAGGGTCTGCCTGTTGTCGTAAAGGGTCGGCTAGAACAGCGGACCTGGGAAGACAAGGAGACTGGACAGAAGCGCTCCACCGTAGAGCTTATTGCGGACACTATCGCAGTAAACTCATACGGCATCGCTAGCCTAGAGCGTCAGCGAGGAGGCGTTTCTGGCTCCAACTCTGAGGGCAGTAGCCGCCCAATGGCTGGAGCAGCCGCCGGTAATTATCCGTCTAGCGACCCGTTCGAAGAGTTCTGATAACGGGATATGTGAAAGGCCCCCCGAGTTTCGGGGGGCTTTTTGCTTTGCAGGGTTGACAGTCAGATTATTTAGCGATAGCGTTAGTGTATGGATAAAAACGAATGTAAAACTATTGTTGAGCTATTAAGCGTTACATGGGACAAGCCGATCGATAATAGTACGCTGCTGGTGCGCAGTAAAGGTTTCTGGGAGTACATCCACGACCTGCCGTTCGATGCGACAAAGTCCACGATCAAACGGCTCGGATTGGCGGGGCGCCGTTGGATGCCCCGGCCAGGCGAGCTACGGATACTAGTGCTCGCAGAAACCCATTCAGAAGAGTTACCTCCTGAACCAGAGCAGGCTTGGACGATTCTACAAGGGATCAGTCAGAAGATTTACAGCGGCACAAACGACTACGAAAAACCTCACCCTGTTTTGTCTGAAACAATAAAGAAACTGGGGTCCAACGCAACCGCCCTGACAACAAACGCCGATAGGGCAATGTTTACTTCTTTGTACGAAAAAACCCGAGAGAACTACATTTTGGAAAGGTACGGAACCGATGGAACCGATTGATAACGTTCTGTCACGACTAAAGCACAGTAAGGCTGGAAAGAACCAGTGGAATGCAAGGTGCCCCTGCAGAAGCGATGACGACAATCCATCCTTGCGGGTGTCTGTTGGCAAACAGAATCAAGTGTTGATGAAGTGTCTTCGTGGTGGGGGCTGCGGGGTTGATGAGATATGCAAATCAATTGGTCTAGACATGTCTGATTTGTTTCCACCCGAAACAAAAGTGACTGCCCGAGTTTCAAAACCGAAGCTAGACTTGAAAGACACATACAAGTACTTTGACGAGAGTGGGAACCTCGTTATGGAAGTTTTACGGTTTATCGATGAGAAAGGTAAGAAAACTTTCCGTCAACGCCAGCCTGATCCTAGCGGCGGCTGGGATTGGAGTACCTCTAATCTGAAAAAGCCCTTGTATCGTTTACCTCAGGTGCTGGAAGCAAAGCAGACCGGACAGCCAATCTATGTGGTTGAAGGCGAGAAAGACGTTCACTCGCTAGAAGCCGTAGGCAAAGTGGCTACAACAAACCCCGGAGGCGCCGGGGCTGAAGGGCAAAACAAATGGATGCCTCATCACACTGAAGCGTTAGCTGGCGGTAATGTCATCATAATTTGCGACAACGACCATTCCGGCTATGTGCATGCTAGGTCAGTCAACAAACTGCTTACCGAAGCTGGATGTAACGTAAAAGTTTTCAAGCCAGGGGAATACAAAGATGTTTCCGACTTGCTTGACGCTGGGCACACTCTTGGTGAGGCATTAGAACCGTTTGACAGCGACAGCTACGAAGATACTACTGCTACAGAACCTAGCGCAGAGATCACTGGGTTACAAAAACTAATTGCAAATCTGTCTGACATTGACGAGTCTAGTCTTTCCCAAAGTCTAGTGCTGGGACGAATCAACTCCAGCTTAGATGCGTTTCTTTCGGATGGCGAGTCAGAAAACAGAGATAAAGGCAATCTCGTAGAATGGTCACCCTTCCTTGAAACCAAGTTTGACCTGTCGTATGATTGGGTAATTCCTGATGTTCTGGAACGGCAAGAACGCGTCATTGTTGTGGCGGCGGAGGGCGCAGGCAAAACTACGCTCGCCAGACAAGTAGCACTAATGTCGGCTGCAGGGATTCACCCATTCCGGCGTGACGCTATGAAACCTGCCCGCACGTTAATGATTGACTTGGAAAACCCAGAAAGAATCATTCGTAGAACATCCACACGCATTTACGACCAGATCAAGTGGCATAAGAAGCACGAACAAATGGATGCTCACTTGATGATGAAGCCCGATGGTGTTAATCTGCTAGTCGCTGCAGATCGGGCACTAATCGAAGAATACGTGGCCACGATTGAACCCGACATTGTGTTCTTTGGGCCACTGTATAAAGCGTTTATTGACCCTGGTGGGCGAACTGCAGAGTCGGTGTCAATTGAGATCGCCAAGTTTTTGGATTACATTAGGCACACTTACAATTGTGCATTGTGGATTGAGCATCACGCCCCGTTAGGCTCTGGAGGGCAACGCGACCTACGCCCCTTCGGATCGGCTGTGTGGTCCCGTTGGTCTGAATTTGGTATTGCATTAGCCCCTGACCCGACTGATCCGGAGCTAATCGAATTCAAGCACTACCGTGGGCAGCGAGAAGCTCGGGAGTGGCCAGCACTGTGCAAGCGAGGCACTACGTGGCCGTTTGAAGTAATAGAGTTTTCACGGTACGATAATCCGCAAACTAGAAGCGACGAAGAGCTTAATGCAGCTCTGGACAATGAAGACTTCGATGACGACGTGCAGCCGTGGTAACCTAGTCTTGACATCGAAATCCGGAGAGAGTATGGTAATCAGCACGACAAGCAAAAGGAAATTAAATGAGTAAAAGCGTACTATTGACAGGCGGTTTGGGCTTTATCGGGTCACACACCGTAGAACATTGGTTGAAAAACACGGATTGGAACATCATTGTTCTAGACGCACTTCGTTTCTCTGGCAGAGTAGAGAGACTTACCAATATCGAAGACTACGATCCGTCTAGGGTACAAGTTATGTGGCATGATCTTCGAGCACCCCTACATGGGCAGCTTATCGAAAACATCGGAGAGATTGACTATGTTGTCAACATGGCATCAGACTCTCACGTTGACCGGTCTATCACTGACCCTGTTGAGTTTGTACAAAATAACGTAAACCTCGTTCTACATATGCTAGAATACGCACGCTATGTACAGCCTGAGAAGTTTATTCAAGTTTCCACCGATGAAGTGTACGGACCTGCACCGGCTGGACATGACCACACCGAAGGCGAACCACACAGGCCCTCAAACCCATATTCAGCATCAAAGTCAGCGCAAGAAGCCATCGCCTACTCTTACTGGCGCACATATGGAGTACCAATCACCATCACCAACACTATGAATAACTTTGGAGAAAGGCAGCACCCGGAAAAGTATGTGCCTATGGTTATTCGCCGCATTCTCAACAACGAACTAATCCATGTACATGGTCGTGCAGGGGATGACGGATGGGACATTGGTTCAAGAGTGTGGCTACACGCCCGAAATCACGCAGACGCCGTTCAATACATTCTAGAAAATGTGGAAACTATAGACTACGACGATTCTACAAGCACCCCGGACATTCAACGTTTTAACGTAGCGGGAGATAAAGAAATTAACAACTTGGAAATTGTTGAAATGATAGGAAACATTTTAGGAACCTCTCCTTCCTGCGAGCTTACAGATTATCACTCTAGCCGCCCAGGGCACGACCTACGTTACTCGCTGGACGGTACAAAGTTACGAGAGCACGGCTGGGTAGCGCCAATTTCTCTTGAAGAATCGTTCGAACGAACTGTTGTGTGGACAATGGAGAACAAACAGTGGTTGAACGACTGACATCTGCTGGTATTGACGTAGGAGAACACGGTCAAGGCTTCATTCGTCTGGACGCTGTAAACGCTAGCGACTTGTCGGTAGTAAACGCTGCACGGGTGAGCTTTGGGCAAGCATCTGAGCAACTAACGGACAAAGATAAAGGGCTTATCGGCTTTCTCATGCGAGAAAAACACGGAACTCCTTTTGAACACAACTTCTTTAGGTTCCACGTAAAGGCACCAATCTTAGTAACCCGAGAATGGTTTAGGCACAGAATTGGATGGTCCTACAACGAATACTCAGGACGCTACAGCCAAATCACTACCGAAGCATACTTGCCAGACCGTCTAGACATGCGCACACAAGTCGGCAAGCCCGGAGCGTACACTTTTGAACAGATGCCAATAGACGCCGCCGATAGTGCACTTAGCATTATGGAAGGAGCATACGCACAAGCTTTTTACGCCTACGAAGAGTTACTTAACATGGGTGTCGCCAAAGAAGTTGCCCGAAACGTTGTGCCCGTAGCAACTATGACAGAGTTTTACGCTAGCACTAACGCTAGAGCACTCATGAACTTTATTAACCTCAGAGGTGCTGACACTGCGCAACTAGAAATACGTCGCTATGCTGATGTTCTAGAACAAATGCTATCAGCGCACATGCCCGTAACTTACAAGCATTTCCTCGCTAACGATAAAGTAGCCCCTTAAAACTCTAAAACACTTTCATTAAACGGCTGCATGGTCCTTCCATCCAACAGTAAATTTGCACACTGCTTCCAAAACAATTCAGGGCTGCAGTTGTCAATCAAGTATAAAGCTGCTACAATCCGTTCTTTAGCACTCATACTAATACAATAAAGCAGCGTAGTGTCCATGTGTGAAATAATCGACGCTATAATAATCAGCACCTAGAAAGAGACTTAAATGGAGACAACACCTATTACATACAATTGCGAAAAATGCAAGATCAACGTAGGTGCATTGCCAGGCTCTACCGCAATCTGTCCAAAAGGACATAAAATGAAACCAGTAACAAAGGAAAAAGAAAATGGCTAAAGCAGGTGCACAAGAATACACTTCCAAGCACATCACCCGCAAAGGACAGCATTCAAAAAACAAGCAATCCCGAAACAAGACTTCCAAAAACTACAGCAAACGATACAGGGGGCAAGGCCGAGTCTAATGGGCCACATGGTACACGCAGAAATTTCTTACATCGGAGAAGGTCGCCGGGGCGTTCACTCCGACATTTGTCCTCCAGAATGCAGCTCCGACAACATGGATGACCAATGGAAGCAGATGGTGATCGAATGCCTAGAAGAGTTTCTAGACAACTTTGACGGCAGAGGAGAGTTTTATGTCAAAGGCTATTGGGCTTCTGACCATCTAAACCCCAACTACTCTTCTTCCTCATAATCCTTAATCCACGAGTTTTGAAAGTCCTTCATCCACAACTTAGAGTCGTAGGGCTTAATCACCTCCTTCTCAGCTAGCCGCTTACTACGGAACCTATTCACATAGCCAGAAGAAGTTTGATTACGGTAATTCAAAAGCCCTCACGCTCCAATCACAAAATCGGGTAAGATAACCTTATGGTATCAGTAGCCACAAATCGCCCGACCAACAACACCGCAAAAACAGGCGAAATCGCTTGGATAGGACTCGTCGCCTACATAATAATCTACGACATACTTGCAATCAAAACCAACCGGCCCACCCTCTCCGCCGCCTTCCACAAAGCATCACAATCCAAAATGCTACAGCCACTACTCGTAAGCTTCTGGTTCTACCTAACCGCACACCTCTTCCAATGGATACCCAAACGCTACGACATATTCCGGAAATAAAACACTAATAGCCCCAACAACAATCCACATAGTATAAACTCATGCAAAACGAAACATGGTCCATAGTAGACCTCAAAGACAAATTCATACTATACACCGGCAGCCTACAAAACTGTGAAGAAATCCAAGAACACTCCTACGGCGGCCTCACCATCATGGCAGAAAAAGACGCCACCGAATACATCAACACAAACACATGAAAAAACTATACCTCAACGGCAG